CCCGAAGATGATGGACTAAATCTTTCGCTGGCAATTTGTTGATGATGGTAATTTGGTCTGTCTTTGGATTGACTACTTCAGCTACACTATCACCCTTCAAAATATCAGCTTCGTTCTTTAAATAAATGTCATGCTGCTTTTCAATAAGCCATTTGTTTTCTGGTGTGGTTCTGGAAATTTTTTCATCCAATGAACAATTGATGATTATATAAAATACTGGAACATCAAAATCATTGGCGATTTGGGCTAATTTCACTCGTTCCCATTTTTTCAAATTCAAGTAATCAACCACCACCCGTTCACCAATGGATAATTTTGTTCTAATACGATGCTTGATTTCCTCAAAAATTTCATTATAGATGTCATATCGATTATAAGTCCCACACAAATCATATTTTAATTGTTCGGCATCAATAATCTCATGAGGTTGGAAATGTTCTTTGGCGAATTTACTCTTTCCAGAACATGGAGAACCAATCAACAAAACTAAACTGTGCAGCGGTATTCTTTTATTACTCATCATCCTCTTCCATATATAAATCAGTTAATTGTTGCATAAAATCTTCATGCATTCTTCGTTCTTGAAGGGTATAAACATACACACCAGAAGTATAACCCTTTTTCTTTCTTGGATTACCAAAATATCTACAAGGTTTACATGGATGGTCGACCATTTTTTTAGCTTGACGCAAAAGAAATTGTTTGTTGTCTTCAGGGTCTGTGTATGAATAACCACCATATGCTGAATAACGATTCCCACAGTCATAAATCCAATAATTATTGGACTCTAATGACTCTTTGTAAAAGCGTTGAACCAATTTCTCTAATATTCGTCTGCGTTTCGCCCGCTTGGGTTCTTGGAATTTTTCGTCTTCGTCCATAATATTTTCCCCCTTCGTCTATTTATCCTTCTTGGGGAATTACTTCCTCTTTAGGGGCTAATTGTTCTTCCAAGGTCTGTTTCAAGTTGCGAAAAAATTTCATCTCCCTTCTTGCGTCTTTGGCGTTCTTGGTGTTCTCCTCTCCAAAATTCTTATAGTTTTCAATAAGATACTTCAATTCTTTGGTGGTGGCTGTTATGCACCTTATAGCGTTTTTAGCTTCTTCTTCAGTAAAATTAACTGTTATCATTTGGAATCCCTCTCTGAGTTATACCTGATAATAACAGTTAATTGTGTCGTTGTCAAATTTTAACGGAAGTAATCGTAGTATTGATTTGTAACTTTTGTCGCAAGGGCGTCTGCGTCTCGATCTGACTTGTTCGGGTCGTCACGATTGAGAAAACGGGTTGCGAACACAGTATTAAAAAGCTGATGCCCAAATCCATCAACAACCTGATCCATCCAAAATCGACAGAAATGGGAATTGAGTGGTTCGCCCATCGCAACGACTTTGACAAGGTTATCATACTTACTAAGATTGGTAACCCACAATGCACCAGCGTCCAAACCAAGGGGAAGAAGAAATTCATTCATCTTCGCCAGAACCCCACCAAACAATAGAACAGGGGTTTCAGGGGGGAGGGAATTGTTGAAAAATTGATACGCAAGCTTGGAAACTTCTTTAGCCATAATGGTTCTCCTAATTTAAATGGTGACTTTACCGAGATAGACAAAACCAGTTTCAATGAAAAGGTTAAAATTGGGATGGTCAGGTCCATCAGTACTGAGCATGATGGGATTGGCATCATCTTCATCAAGAAAATTCTTGGGGACAAGATAAAGGTGACGTCCGTTTTCGTTGAGATACTTGGCTGCAGCGGTGACGTTATAAGGGGTATCCATTTTCTTTCTCCTAAATTGTCTGATCATAATAACAGGTTTTTAAAAAATGTCAACCACTTTGTTCGAAAATGATAAATAAAAGAAAAGGAGATTTTTAAAATGAATGATTTATATATTATCCAAGATAGTGCTTTAAACCAAAAAGATATGATTTATGAAATCGAAAATTATGTAAGGGGACAAGCACCCCAATACACTTTCTTCCATAATAATAACTATCTATTCACACTATATTTTGACAAATCAAATGATAATCTAATTTTCGGGCACAGAATTTTCAACATCAACGATATTACAAACCCAAATGCTACAGATTTCCATCGTGTTGTTTCAGTAGCCAATATTAAACAATATTGTGACAGATACAATAACTGCTATATTATGTCCCCAGTACCGGGATTGGTAACAGACCAAAATCTTTTAACAGGGTTGGGGTATTATTCAAGAAATCCAGATGGTTCATTCATAAATTGCGAAACCGCAGAATTGGTTGTGGCAGATGAATCCATGCCAGCGTTCTTCTTCTCATTCGCAACATTCTTTAAAGTTGGTACCCTTCCAATCTATACAGGGATTTTGAATTCCGCTGCTGTGGTTAATGCTAATAGAGGGATGACTATTAAAAGTTCAACTTCAACCATTATAGCATCTTCTTCAACCGAATACCTAAAAAATAAATTCTTCACAGTCAATTTTACTGCTGGAGTGGAACAAATTATCGGGAAGAAAACAGTGTTCGTTAATGAAGACACTTTGACGATTGAACTTTTTACAAATGATGTTAAACCATTGTTGCCCCCAAATTTAGCAGACTTGATAACAGTCAGTTCCAATATCCCATTCACTTTAGAGGGGACGATTTTAACATTAGATTTGTCTAATGTTCCAAGCATGACCACCGGGTATTTGTGCATCAAATTGAATTCAAACGAGTTCTTGAATAACTATATCTTCGAATCCCAAAAAACATTCTACGATTACAACATTTATAAGGTATAACGATGAAAACAATAAACAATGGAAAACGATTCCTCATTATTACAGATGGTACCCAAAAAGGTAAAGAAATTCTATCCAGTATTGATATGTTCAATCATGGGCATGATGAAAATTCTATAACCAATATTCCAATCCAAAGTAGTAAGATAAACACTTTTTCCCAAACTGGCACAACTCATAAGGCAAGATTTGTGTTGATAACAGACCCAAAGCCATTTGATACCAATCTCATGGCTAAAAAAGATACAGACCCAAGACCAGATAGGTTTTATTTTGAAAGCCCATTTACTATTTTGGATATGCCCAATTATGTTAAAGATATTACCCCAACAACACCAGTTGATAGGATTTTTAAAACATTACCCCATTATTATAGAGAAATGCCTTCTTGGGAAATTCTTGATTGGGTTGATAAAAAACAATCATTAGTGATTTATGGCATTGATGGAACAACATTAAAATCAATAAGCCCAGCAGATATGTTAAAAAATATGTTCTTCATGTACTTGAATGGTGGTTCGTTATATCGTTGTGATAATGATAAAATAGTTGAGAGCAAGGACAAATTAATTACAGTCTTCACAGTCAACAAATTAGAAAACACTTCAATATATGTCATGATTACCAACAGTGAAATCATCCAAGAAAAAATTTCACCACACACTTATTGTGGGGATGTTCAAACTGAAACTTGCAAACAAGAAAATTTCACCTTCAAACACGAATTTTTAAATTCTGTATTCTTCAATGTTGATTATTTGGCTGGAAAGTATGATTTACATGTTAGCCAAGATACCTTCAGTATGGAAATTTTTTCACCAATCGAAAAATATGAATGGGAAAATAACGCAACATTATATAATCATATTGAAAAAATTCCAGATAGTATTTTTGATATTGAAACCACAATCCCGTTCTCTGTTAATAAAGTTCTTTATGGGGCTGTGGGGTCTTATAGGATAACATTTGATGTTACAGGATTGAAAAATGGACAAAAAACATATATGAAAGTTAAATTGAATCTTGGAAAAGAAATGGATGCTTTACAAAAATCAAATAAAATGTATTGTGAATTCATAATCAATAAAACTTCATTGGTTCCAAACAATCCAGAAATTTTTGATAGATATGACGCCAATGGATTATTGATTGATGGTATTGCGAAAAATGAAAATCAAACTGTTGACGAATTCATAAAAGATTTATCCAAAGTACAATTCATAAAAGATTAAATTTGAATATCTAAAAGAATTATTTTATAATCAAACAATGAAATACATTTTTATCCAAAATAGCATACCAGATAATGACTTGTTTTCTTCTGTGGAAGAATATATAAGAAATTATCGTGGTCCAGATGATGAAGACAACTATTCCCAATTGGTGTCTGGGACTTCGCTTGAATATCGTTTCCCATTTAGACAAAATCAACATATGTGGAAACTAATTCGGGACAATAATCAACCAGAAAATCTTCTAACTATCATCCCAAAAAATGCCAATAATTTTAAATACGATTATAGCTATAATATAAACATAAACGCAATGTTGAAATATTGTGATGAAGAAAAGCATCCAACAATAGCAGGGTCGTCGTTTTATGGAATAGTGGATTTCAATGAAGAAAAAGCCAAGAACCCATTCCAATATATGAATTTTTTAACAAAAAATGATAAAGGACAATTATACAATCCATTATCTCAAACAGTGTTTTATAATAATCAAGAAATTGAAACTGATTATTCCAAACATCAAAATTTATCCCTGTTCCCAATATCAATGTTCAAATTGGGGAACTTACCAATTTATATTATGGTGTTGAATAATAGTCTAATATCAAATAAGGTATTGTTCGTTAATAAATCAAAAGATTTTACCATTTTTGCAGAAAATACAGAACCATTGAAAACAAGAATATTTAATTTGGATTTTGAAAATATTCAATTTAGAAATGATAATGTCGTTATAACAGAAGGTCCATTCAAGTTGGATTTTTTCAGTAATAAAAGTTGGGAAACATTTAATGGTGTTCATAAGTCAGGTTCTGAAATTGGTTTAATTGGTCATTCGTTGGACATTTCCAAAGATGTCTTGATAAATACCAATATGAAATTTTCATGGGAGAATAATAAATTGAACATTACCCCAATATCCAATTTCAATTACCTAAACATTAAAATTTCCACAGGGGCATTTTGGGAAACTTGTACCAAAGAATTTGATTGGTCATTCACCGTATTGAGGAGTAATTAGATGCCATCCCAACAATATAGCGAATATTTAAAAAATCGTTCATGCAATCTTGGAGATTATCGTCACATCGAAGGGAGAGGGGTATATCTTTCAATCCATCTTGGGTCAACTTGTAATCTAAATTGTACCTATTGTGACAGAGATGCAATCAAAGAACTTCATGGTAATATTCAAATGAAAAAATCTGATGTTCCCCAAATTATCAATTTTATCAAAAGTTTCAACGTTGGTTCAGAATCCCCATTGGATTTTATAACATTTTATGGTGGGGAACCATTACTTTGGGTTGAAATTATGGATGATATTATGACAGGTGTGTTGGAAAATGTTTGCCAAAAAATGAAATTCCAAATCGTCACAAATGGTTTACTAATCCTAAAAAATAAAGATTTCTTCCAAAAATGGAACCAACGTCTAATGATTAGTTTGAGTTATGATTTTTCCTATCAAGAATCATTGAGAGAATCGCCAACAAATTCCCCGCCATTATTAATCGATGATACGTTGGATTTTTTGCACCAAAATGTTTCCAATATAGAACTATACTATACAGTTCCACCAGATAGTAGGGATTTCTTTTCCATTGACAGGATTGCCCCAATTGTAAAGCTATTTTCCCAACACAGAAATAAAATAAATAAATTGTCGTTGGTGCTTGCAAGATTTACCTATAAACCAAACGTTGGATTCATTGACCTATTAACCATCCCAGGATTTTCACTAAATGAATATTTTACCAGAATGAAACAATTTTTGGAAGTGCTTTATGTGTACAAAATACCTGTGTGTCTTGATGGGGTAACACCAGATATTGGATTGCCGTCAACAGATAATTATGACTACTATATTCTTTCTGCAGATGGGTATCTATATCCAGAATATGTCACTGCCGAATATCATAATGAAAAAGCCAGAAAAGGACAATGGAAAGATAAGATTGAAATATACCATGACTGGGAACCACCAATTTTAGAGAAATGCAAATCTTGCATCTATATGGACCCACCAATATGCAACGATATTCATTTTTATTATACTTGGGCAGATAACCAAACATTGGATAAAAGTCCTTGCAAGGATTTTACAAAGCTTATTGATATTTTTCTAAATCGTTACAATTATGATTTGAACAAAGAAGATGATTTAATCAAACATATCAATAAAAAACCAGAACAAAATCAACAAGTTACAAAAACAAACGTTCTTTCTGATGCCAATGACCTATTCTACAACCTAAAATATGTAGATTTGCTTTTAACCAATTCTTGCAATCTAAAATGTGATTACTGTTATATGCAACACGTCAAAAATTATGAACCATTTACACCAGAAAAAATCAAACAAGCATGGGATTTTCTTGCTAATATCAATTCTAAATATTTTAAATATGTTCAATTTTTTGGGGGAGAACCGTTAATCCATAATAAATTAATTTTATCATTCATGAACCAATACAAAAATGATATAACAAAATCTGTTGGACATCAAACCATAAGCGTTGTAACAAACGGACTATTATTAACACCACAATTTATCCAAGAATATTTTTCATATCAAGACGTTAGAATGACTGTATCATTAGATTCACTCAATGGTAATACCAAAAATAGAAAACTAACAACAGAACAAATCCAAAAAATTATTGATAATATAAAATTAATTGCTTCAATTACACAACCACACCAATTAACCATACAGGCTACTTTTACACCAGACCAAACCAATGAAATAAATCATTGGTTCACATCATTATATAATATTGGCGTTAGAAAATTTATATTTCACCCATTGATAAATTCTTTTACAGATGGTTGGATTTCTTGGAATGATAAAACTTGGGAAACATTTTCATCAACTATAAAAAACATCTTATCGACCCACAAAGATTTATTAAAATTCCAAATTTCAGAAGGAGTTGGGGAAAAAGGTAGAACTGGATGTATGTCTGCAGCAATGGATGAAATTTCAATCGATGGTTCTGGCGATTTTTCAGGGTGTTATAAATTCGTCTCAAGAAAAGAAGACGTTCCCCATACCATTTTAGGAAATTTATTCAAAAATGAAATCAATCGTGTTGCCATTATGGAAATACAGTCAGAATATGAAAAATTACAAAAATTACCAGAATGCCAAGACTGTAATACACTTTATTGTTACCAATGTCCAGCAGGGAATGCTGTCGCAGGTAGACCTGTATTTCAACCTGATGATATGTGCAAAAAAATAGCAATTTTATATACAGAATTAAAACAAATAACACCTTTTAGGCATGATTAAAATGGATTTAACATATTTCAAAGAATTTAATTTCTCACATACAGAACAAATTGATATGTACCTAAACGATTATTTTCCATATAAAATAGAAAGCAATGATGATCTTTCAATGGAGCAATGGAAAATAATTCATGATTATCTCAAACAAACATATGGCGATCCATTAATATTAGAAGAATCAAGATTGGATGTTTTCCCAATAAACAAAAATGCTTTATGGGAATTTTGGGGAGGATGTTGGTATTTCAAACATAAGGATATATGTTCATACATAAAATTAAAATTTTTAATCCTTTGACAATAAAATAATTCATGGTAGGATAATGCTGGAGGTGAAAATGGAATTTTTAGTATTAGAACCAATTAAAGAAAAATATCATGGGTTTGGGACAGGTAGAAAGAAAATTCTATCTTGGAATATTCCATTATTTTATGAACATAATAACGTTTCAAATTGGCAATTTCCAACAAAAGAACAACACCTTCGCCATCTTGAAGAATTTAAACTTTGGTTCCCTGAAATTCATTCTTGGGTTGGTTCAAACAATGGGACGTTAATTCACCAAGACTACCATAACTATCTATCAGGTGGTGTGTGGACTAAAGGGTTGTATAATTTTCCAAGAAAAAAAGATGCCAAAAAATTTCTTGAACTTTGGAGTGAGCATTTATCATTATGGCTCCATTTATTTAAACATAGAAATGGTATTAACGAAAGCACCCTAAATAGTAAATATTCTAACCATTTCAAAATTAGTTATGAAGGAATTTATGATGCTAAATCAACCACAGTAGAAGATGAAAATGGACAACAAGTTTTCGTGGAAATACCAATTTTATCTGGTGAACAAATAAATGATGTTTTTAATATTTTCCAATATAAAGAAAGTCATCCTTTCTTACAATCTGATGAAGTTTATGATTGGTTGAAAAAAATTGAATGCCCATTTATCCATGACTATTTTCGTCATAATTATTATTTTATGAATGTTCAAGACGCAATGTTTTTTAGATTGAGGTGGGGATGATTTTTCATATCGTGGATTCCAATACTGCTCTATTAGGAGCGTTACCAGCCCATTTTTTAAAAAATGGTTGGACTGAAAGAATGTGCCTTGATTTATTAGCTTCAGGCAAAGAAGTAATAGCATTAATACAATCTTGTACAGAAAAATCAATGAACGTTGTGTTGTATTTAGATGAAATTAATCTGGAAGTTCAAGGGGGAGATGCTGAAGAATTTAAAGAATCTATTGGATTATTTGCACAATTTGAAAAAACTGAAGATTTATTGTTTCATAAAATGAAATTCTAATTGTTCATTCTCATCAAATGGTATAAGGTCGCCTTCCTTGACAGGTGTAGTATAAGCACCAGATTCACCAATATATTCACGAGTTTCAAATTCATCCATAATTTTCTTAAAATCAATGTCTTTTAGATGTGGATGGGCATCCATATAAATCTTTGCACTGGCGATCTTTGCCGCAATTTCTTCCTTGGTGAATTTACGCATGTTATTTTCCTCATTAATTTGTATTAGCAGGTATTAATCGTTTGATAAATTTATCAAACGATATTTTATATTGTTTTTCCCAAGTTAAAAGAAATTCTTTAAATTCAGTCTTGTTAGAAATATTTAATTCTTGCGTGATCAAATCAACAATAATTCCATTTTCAGTGGATAAATACTCTTTTAAAATATCCACTTCATCAACCAATGAATAAAGCAAATTCTCAACAACAGATAATTGTTGTTTGGCAAATTCAATTTTATTAGTTGGTAAATGCCAAACTTCAAAACTATCTTGTGTCATTCCCTTAATGCTTTTACGCAATTGTCGTTGGGCATTATCACCATCATATTCATGCCCACCAATTGCATAAATTTCTATATGTTCATTATCTGACGCATAAATTATAATCACCCTACCATGACGAAGATGATAATGGTACAATCCAACCAATGGACCATATAGTGGAGCTTCTTTACTTAAAGTCGTACCACTTATTTTTTTAAATAAAAATTCATTTAAATCTTTTTCTAAATCTTTGTCCATCAATTTAAAAGAGTCAAAACTTTTCATAAATTGTTTAGACACAAAAATTTGTTGAATACCATATTGTTTGGTTGTTTTAAAAACTACTTCTGTAATTATCTCAGCCCATCTCATTCTGTATCATTCTCGTCAATACGAATAAGGTCGCCTTCCTTGACAGGAGTAGTATAGGCACCAGACTCACCAATATAAACCCTTGATTTTAACTCTGCAACAGCAGCATCCCATTCTGAATGAATTTCAGGGTGGGCTGCCGCATAAATCTTTGCACTGGCGATCTTTGCCGCAATTTCTTCCTTGGTCAATTTACGCATGATAGTCTTCTCCATCTGTTAAAACAATAATAACATTATTTATCTTTTCTGTCAAGAGATCATTTCTTCAAATAATATAGTGTTATTTTTATCACACTGTGACATTTATGCCACACCCCAAACCATCCCACGAGTGCAGCATGTGCAATTACAATTTTTAGTAATAATTCCAGAAGCCAAAGCGAAAGTTTCTGTCACTGGTTCTTCACAACAATGAACCAATTCATAAATTCCCAAATCAGTTACACCAACAACTTCTACTTCTCTGAAATCCCCAAACTTACAATGAAGTTTTTCACCCATTAAATCTCTGGTTAATACCACTTCTGATTTACCTATTACCGGCCAACGATGATCTTCAGTTACACGAATAACTTCCCCGTTATTTAATGTCAATGACCAAAGTTTTTGTAATCCATAAGATTTCCAAGTAGCTGATCTCCAAACATCATCAATACAGTACACTTCAACTGTTTTTCCAGTCAAGTTAAATGCTGTCATCACACCTTCTCTGGTATGAATTAAAGTATCACCTGCAAAACAAGCGCAGTTGCATTGGCAAGCGGTACCATAACTGTCATAAAATGTATGGGTGTGGTCAGTCAAATCCTTCAGGATATCTAACATCTGTTGATAAGTTTGTGCATCAACAGTGTCATCTGGTGCTTTAGTTGGGGCATCTGGTACTGTCGAAGTATTAGTTGTTGTTGGTACAGTATTATCTGTCATAATCTTATTCTCCTATTTTATATTTATTTATCATACCAAATATTAACCATAACATTCAATATTTAACTTGCGTTTGATGTTTCTGTAACGTTATGGAGATGGGTTTTCGCAGCGTTGATCTTGGACACAAAATCATCAACCAAATCTGCAGTAACCAATGTCCCAGATAATACCGCTATAGTGGATGCACTGAACCCAACAGGATCAGTTGTGGTAATAGTCCCAGCAGAATCAGTCCCACCAAGATTACCAGACCCAGTATAGGCAACGAAATATTGATCAGCAGCAGTGTGACGATGGGTTTCAAAATTATTGTAAACAACCTGAAGACGACGAAGAAGATTGTGATCCAATAATGCACCAGGAACCAATAACGCTTTCAAGGCGTTACATTCAGCCAAGAATGATGAAACGTTAAAATCTGTGTAAATCGGGGATGATGTGGTTCTGGTGATTCCCGTATATGTTACTGGCATAATATCAATTCTCCAAATAGTTCTTTAAACTATTTATCAAATTTTATTAAATTCACGAACGTATTGCAAAAATTTATTCTCAGTTATAGCTTTGGAAAAATACCATCCCTGAATTTCATCACAACCTTCATTTTCCAAATATTCTAATTGGCTAATGGTTTCAACACCTTCAGCTACACACCTAATTTTTAAATTTTTAGCCAAACCAATTATAGCATTAACAATAAGTTCTGAATCATGGTTTATACCCAAATCATCAACAAAACTTTTATCTATTTTCAAGCAGTTAACATTAAATTTTCGTAAGTAATTCATTGATGAATATCCAGTTCCAAAGTCATCAATTGCCATTTTTACACCCAAAAACTTTAATTCTCTAATATTTTCCATAATTTGTTCTGATCTTTCAAGAAGAACATTTTCTGTAATTTCTATTTCTAAATAACATGGTGAAACGTTATATTTTTCCAACGTCGTTTTAATATATGAAACCAATGTTGATGTTTTAAAATGTGCAGGTGATATATTAATGGATAATATAACTGGATGGTGTTGAGCATTTTCCCATAATGATAGCGATTTAATGGATTCTTCTATTACCCATTCACTCAATGGTATTATCAAACCTGTCAACTCTGCTATATTGATAAATGAATTTGGAAAAATCAATCCAAGCGTTGGGTGGTTCCATCGTATTAAACACTCTGCGCTTGCAACTTCATAACCAGTCTCATTGAGAGCGACCCTCGGTTGATAATATAATTCAAATTGTTTATTTTCAATTGCTGCCCTCATGTCATCTTCTATCTGTCTACGTTCAAGAATTGTCATGTTCATTTGTTCTGTGAAAAAATGAAAAGTATTTCGCCCATCTTCTTTGGCTTTATAAAGAGCCAAATCTGCATTTTTCATTAATTCTTTAGTTGTATCACCATCTTTTGGATAAATTGCGATACCAATAGAAACACCAATATAAACCAAATTACCATTTAAATCAAATGGGGTAGCCATTTCAGAGATTATTTTTTGTGCAATTGTTTCTGGTTGTTTGGTTTGGCACAAAATGACAAATTCATCACCGCCCAATCTCCCAAGGGTATCATCTTTTCGCAGACAAGATTGAATTCTGGAACTTGCCTGTTTCAATAATAAATCACCAATATCATGCCCCATTGTATCATTAATATTTTTAAAATGATCAAGGTCTAAAAAGAGAATGGATAAGTAATCATCACTGTCATTATGGCGATGGGTTTCTTGTTTTTTGACAAAAAGAAGTGTTTCTAATTGTTGATAAATATTTGATCTATTAGCCAAACCAGTCAGACTATCATGAAATGCCATGAATCTAATTTGATTTTCATTTTGTTTACGCTCACTAATATCAATAATGGTACCAACAATACCAATAGATTCCCCATCACCATCACCATACGATGATATTGAAAAAATTAAATCTTTATTAATATTTTTACTAAAAATTTCTGTTTGAATTGGATGATTTGATTCAAACGCCTCAAACTCAATTTCTTCAATTTTTTTATTATATCTATTTCCCCAAACTTCATAGTTTGTTTTACCAATTATATCCTTTCTGTCCACATTGTATAGTTTTTCAAATTGTAAATTACAACCAATAAATCTATTATTAACATCTTTATAATAGAGTGCATTAGGATTATGTTCAATCATTGTTTGAACAAATGATAATTGTTCGTTTAATTTCTTTTCAATTAATTTTCTTACTGTAATATCTTGCACAATACCTGATAAGTTTATGACAAATCCATTTTCATCTAAACCACACTTTGACTCAAAATTTAAATAAATAATTCTATCTTCATTTTTAATTTTAATATCAATGATAAAATCTTCTCTTGCATATACTGCCCTATTTAACCAAGATCTAAAAAAGTCAACACCATCTTCACTTATTAAACCAAGAATATTTTCCATTGTAGGGTTAAATGTTTCTTTTTCAACTCCAAAAATTTCATAAGTTCTATCACTCCAATGGAACTCGTTGGTTAAAGCATTCCATTCCCAATAACCCAATTTCGCAATATCCTGTGCCAACTCTAATTGGTTGGTTCGCATTTGTACATTATATTCTATACTTCTTTTGTCGGTTATGTCATTATGAATCGCAACGAAATATTCTATTTTGGTTGAATTTTGTTCAAATATTGGGACAATGGTTTGGATGCAAGTGTATAAGTCACCATTCTTTTTTCTATTCGTCACTTCAGCTCGCCAAAGTTTCCCAGCCAAAATAGTTACCCATAATGAACGCCAAGACAGTTTCTTTTTTTCTGTCCCGTCATTGTACTGAAATAATCTTGGGTTTTTACCAACAGCTTCTGCTGAAGAATAACCTGTAATATGGGAAAATGTTTCGTTAACCCACACAATATCCCCATCAACAGTGGTCACAAAAATACCCTCTGTTGTGTGTTGTGCGGCTTTCTGCCATATTTGGATCATATTTTTTAACATAATACCTCAACTCCCATCCTATCATAGTAGGTGGACTTTTTATCGTTGTCAAGATATATTTATCAAAAAATTACTTCGCCCCAACAACAGTCTCAATCAATTTTATCCCAGTTATATTACTGGACTCAAGTGCTCTACCGATAATCGCTAAAATGTTTTCACTGGCATCTGAACTCGAAATTGCCATTGCAACACCCGGCACACTACTTGATACCAAACGTTGTCCTTTTGTAACTGGACCTGTAACTTTAACCATTACTCGTCCTGACAATGCAACATATGGATGGGTTTTATCAGAACCAGCTTCGCAATTCATCTTTAATGCAGCTGTGTCAGATATAACACCAAAAACATCAGTATCATATCTTGAAGTGGTTTTAGTGATTTCAGCATCACCACCAATCTTCACAACATCACCTGGCTCAACAATATTATCAACAGCATATCTTTCAGCCAAATCGGCAAGAGTGGTTTGCATTGTTGCACCAGTTGCCAATGTCCAAGTCCCATAAAATGTTGAAGTTGTGGAACCCATAACTAAACGTTGTGTGTTACCAGCTACAAATTTTAACTCATTGTTATTTGCACCTGGAGAGTTTTCAGCACTAATAAAAGTATCACCATCAACGTCTTTAACGCCACCCAATGATGACCATTGCCCTGAACCACCCTTTCCTTCAAATGATGATATGGTAGTGTTATAACGAATTGTCCCAGCATTAGCACCAGCTGGACGTTGTGCTGTAGTACCAACTGGTATTTGAAGTACACCATCACCAGAATTTAATTGGCTTGGATCGTCAATCAAAAAGAGTGATTTCATATATGATGTTCCCCAAGGATTCGTTGTAGAACCTAAATTCAACAATGGATCAGTTGGGACGTTGGTTAAATCTAAACGCATGAAAGAACTTACTGGAATTGTAGAGCCAGAAACTTTCAAAGAATTTGTGTCTATAACGTCGGCGTACATAGTCTTCCATCTAAAATTTGATGCACCAAAGTCATAAGTCTTGTCAACTGTTGGATGGGATGATGCATTCAATGGGGCATATGGGGTAAGATTCAAATAATCTGCGTGAAGTGTCATACCACCATACATAACTGGAAAACTTGTCAAATTACCCTTACCATCGTCAATAGCTGGATTTGGGGTGAATGATGTTGTGTTATCAGAGAATATAGCGATGATTTTTCCATTGACCACTATTTTAATGATGTTATAAAAACGAGTACCATCAGATACCAAATCACCTTGGAATGAAACGAAGGTGTTTTCAGATGGGGTGGACATTGGGGCGATAAGAATCCACTTTGATTGTCCATTATCCCAAGCCCATAATTGGTGTCCGTCCCAATAAAGATCACCGTCAACAGGGGCTGCTGGGAATCCTGAAGAAGTCCCGGTCCCTTGACCTGTGACCACACCAGAAAGAACAACCCAAGAAACAGGTGAAGTGTTCTTACAAACTTTCATAACATGGTTGCCTACACCATTAGCATCAATGTGATACCAAAACTGCCCGATCAATGGGTTTGGTGGAGGGGAGGTTCTTGCGAAATTTTCCAAAAGATGGACAAAGTTTTCTGCAATGGCTTCACCGTAATTTGGGATGCCTTTACCAAGAAGTTGCAATGGTGAAGAGGTTGTGTCAACCTGACCATCGTTGATTGTGGTTAATAGTAATCCGTTAAAATTATTCACTGTATATGACATATTTGTATCCTCATTAGTTTTATTTTATTTATCAAAAAATAAAACATATAGTTAATTTAATTGTGCCCTTAATGCATCAATTTGTGTTTCAACATTTGCAAGCCAGCCATTATCAGTTCCCAATATTGCATCACGCAAACGTCTTGGAGTAACTGTGGCTTCCAATGAACGAATTTGATTTTGAATTTCAAATATTGCCATTTCAACCTTTGTAGCTTCATGTTGGGCTGCTGCAGCAGCTATTTCTTCTTGTGTCCACTCTCTTGTGGTTACTGTTCCATCTGGATTTACTATAATCGAACTTGTCATATTTTTTCTCCTATTATGATTTTGCTAATGTATAAATATAAATTTTTCCACCACTAAATGAACCACCATTACTCCAATAAAATCTTAATGCAGAAATTGGTCCTGATGCAACATCTCTTGATATTGTAAATGTACTGTACCACATTGTACTACCAGTCGATATATAAGTCATATTACCCATTAATAATGGTCTTGTGGATGTTGCTGGGGATATCATTTTAAATCTCCCATTAATAATATTTCCATTAAATGAATTATCAAATGTATTAGAGGATGACACATACTCAAGTTCGCCAATATCATATGAATAACCAGGATTATTAGTTGAACCACCATAACGAACAATATAATACCCTGATGTTTGATATGTTGGAGTTGTTCCATAACCATATTCACAACATAAATTCGCTGTGCCTTGTGCTGGATTAATAATTTCATCAAGAATAAACATATAATCAAGATTAGCTTGGAATTGTAAATTCAAATTAACCGAAGCACCACTTGTAGCATTAACACTTGACAAAAATGAATATGTTCCAGCAGAACCAGTTGGTAGTGCCCAAGTTGTATCACCCCTCCAATATGTAGATGATGATGCATTCAAACCAGCGTTAAATTTTGAAACTGGGATTGCCGGGATTGCGCTTGTAGAGAACAACCCTGTTGTGATCTTTGCAGCATCAATGTTTGGGATATTAGAAGAAGCTAATGTTCCAGTTATATTTGGTGCATTCAAATTGGTCAATTGGCTACCATCCAATGGTGGGATTTTTGCGTTACCGTCAAGTTGGACAATATTGTTGGCTGACGTTCCTGCATTGAAAGCAGACGATGTTCCAACTCCATTTATTAAACTCAAATCTAATTTAGTTAAAGTCATTTTTAATTCTCCAATTATGATTTAGCCAATTTATAAACATAGATATTCCCAAAGGTAAAATTCAAACTACCAAAATAATATGACCAATGCATAACTCTAATAGCAGAAATTGGACCAGTATTATATCCTCTATTAACATTCCCATGGTAATAACGAATATAACTTGGTCTTGCCCCGCTTGACATTTCAAAAGTCATTGTTGGTGTTTGGGAGCCACCTGGATTATTAAAATATACCCAACCGTTATAGCCACCACCAGAAGCATCGCCAGTACCACCCAACGAACCCATTTCATTCATCGATATTGCATAATACCAAGGCTGAGAACCACCAGCAGAATTTGAAGACGCATAACCTTGTTGTGAACCAATACTATTCCCATAATAACCACTGTCTTGATATGTTGGGGTGGTCCCGTAACCAAATTTCAGCCCTAAAGTGTGTTGGTCCCCACCATCCCCAGATGCACCAACAACTCTATCAAAAATAAAAATATAATCAAAACCAGCTTGGAATTGAAGATTGAAGTCAATAGTATTAATACCAGATGTTACCACACTGGTCACAAATTGCATTGCCCCACCAGCAGCTACAGTCGGAGACGCCCATGTCCCATCACCTCGCCAAAATGTTGATGCTGATGCATTGGTACCTGAATTCAATTTTGACACTGGAATATTTGGTAACACTGTTGATGGTAATGTCCCAGATGTGATTTTACTAACATCCATGTTTGGTAAATTTGTATTAGCCACAGTACCAATAACATTAGCAGGGGTTAAATTAGTCAATTGGCTTGCATCAACTGCTGGGATTTTTGCGTTACTGTCTAATTGTAATAATGAGTTAGCAGAAATACCTGGAGATAATAGGGCTGAACTCCCTAAATTATTAATCATATTTGTACTCAATTTAGTTAATGACATTTTTTATTCTCCTGTTATACCTTTGATACTTTATAAACGTTAATCTTACCATTATAAAAATTAACAGTTGGGTAAGAAGAATTATACCAAAAAAATCTAATAGCAGATACAGCACCTGCTGTCATTCCAGCAGCAGTACCAAAATTGCCTTGCCCAATAGTACCATCCCTAAAACCAAAAGATAATAATCCAGAAATATACCCTCTTGGCGATCCTTCTGCTGGGTGTGTTAAATGTAAAGTCCCAGATATACCACCACCATTTACACCGCTATAATATCCTTGGCATTTTGCACCAAGACCTAAATTTATTGTTGCAGTAGAATTATCGTTTGATTCCCAAGTTCTTGCGCCACTATCTCTTGACGTTAAACCTTGCCCCCCAGTAGTGTAACCTGAATTGGTATAAGTTGGTGTTGTCCCATAACCAAAAAGAACACACAATCTATCAATAGTAGAGGCGTCATTCGCAACAGAATTTACACCATCAAGAACAAAAATATAATCATACCCAGATTGAAATTGAAGATTAAAATCAACAGTAGTACCACCAGTTATATTAAGGGAAGTCACAAAAGCATAATTTCCACCTGTCGTCGCTGGTGTGGACCAAGTACCATCACCACGCCAAAAACTACCAGATGATGCAGATGTTCCAGAATTCAATTTTGATACTGGAATATTTGGAATCATTGACGCAGATAAAGTTCCTGTTGTAAATTTACTTGCATCAATATTATTCATTTGTGCTGTAGGTAATGCACCTGTGGTGAAATTTGTAGCTGTTAAATTAGTCAATTGACTGGCATCAATGGCTGGTAATTTTCCATTACTATCCAAATGTATAAGATTATTGGCTGTAGTACCAACATCCAGTTGGGCTGCGACCCCTAAACCATTAACCAACACATAATCCAATTTTGTCATTGCCATTTTCTAATCCCCATTAAAATCCTTTTCCTGCTAACATACCAAACCATGTTACCCCACCATCATGTGATACCAAAGTCAAAATATCAGTCTTGGAAGCTGTACTGGATAATGTTGGGGCGGTACCTGCGAATTTAACACTGGCTGGCCATGACACAGAACGACTTCCTGTAGCATCTTGAGTCAAGAATAATGAAATGGACGCAACGTTGCCAGCAGTTGGAACGTTGGTAAATGTTATAGTGGTAATATTAGAAGTCAACGTTACTGCGAACATTGTACCATTCGCCAAATTTAACGTTATAGCACCAGAACTAATAGTAGGGATGACTTTAGTTTCATTAATTTGTGTCAATGTTGTAGCACCAGAAATGGAAACAGCACCATTAACTGTAACAGCACCTGTGATAACACCACCAGTTTTTGGATAAAAAGTATCAACATATTGTTTTGGAGCTGCGTCAAGATTACCAACAGGATTTGATGCCAAGGTCAATAATCCAGTCATCGTCCCACCAGATTTTGGTAAATAAGTGGTTGATGCTGTTGAGCTATCAAGCAATGATACCCAAGCAGATGAATTTTTCCCTTCAAAAACAGAAGTAGTAGTATTAAATCTTATAGTACCAATGCCAGCAGTAGTTGGACGTTGGGCTGTAGTACCAGATGGAATTGTCAAAAGAGCATCACCAACATTAGTTGTTTGGGGGTCATCCGTCAATATAACATTTTTAGTATAAAGTGTACCAAATGGTGTGGTGGCTGTTCCAAAATTTAAACCTGATGTTGTTGGGTTGTTAGAAGTGTTATTATGCATAACATTTGATATATCAAAAGTTGTCCCATTAACTGTCAAGTTGGTTGCGCTTAGTGTATTACAATATATAGTTTTCCATTTATTAGTAGACGAACCAAAATCAAAACTATTATTAACAGTTGGTTGTGAACTTGCAGCCAATGGTGCATATAAAGCTGTGCTGGCATAATCTGAATGCAAGTTCAACCCACCAGTAATTCTTGGAAAACTATTAGTATTCCCCTTACCATCATTAATAGCAGGTGATGGAATAAAACTTGTCAACGAATCAGAATATATTGCCACAATTTTACCGTTGATTACAACTTTAATAACATTATAAAAATGGGTACCATCTGAAACCAAATTACCATCAAATAACATTTGTGTGTTTTGCGTTGGTGTTGACATTGGACCTATAAGTGTCCATACTGAATCTGTGTCATCCCATACCCAGAGTTGATGCCCATCCCAAAAAATATCCCCATCATGAGGACTGGCTGGGAACCCAGAAGAAAGATTTAACCCGCCACCTTGACTTGACACTACACCAGATAATATAGCCCAAGATATTGGATTGACACTTTTACAAACTTTCATAATGTGATTGCCAGAGCCATTAGCGTCAATGTGATACCAGAATTGCCCAATTAATGGATTAGATGGTGGGGTGGTTCTTGCGAAATTTTCTAACATATGAACGAAATTTTCCGCTATAGCTTCACCATAGGTTGCAACACCACGCCCAATTAAACGTAATGGTGTTGATGTTGTGTCTGTCTGACCATCGTTGATTGTTGTCAAAAATGAACCATTAAAATTATTAACCGTATATGACATATTAGTAGTTTCCTCTGTATAATTTCATATGGTTATTTATCTTTTTAATTAACATTGGTGTTAATTAATTTAACCATATAAAACTGTATAGTTTTCGCCATTACCAGCACCTGCTGGTTGACCTGCTGAAACCCAACTATTACCCCAATCGGTCGAATAATACACGGAACCATTAGCAACGAACCCAACTAAATTAACACCATTAGTAAATATTTTTGAAAACACTGCTGGAACAACCAACGTAGTCCAATTTACACCATCTGTTGATTTATAATTCGAACTATTCCACCCAAATCTTGCACCAGAAAAATATGCCCCATTAACATAAATCATACTGAATATATTATTTGGTAAATTTGCATCATATGAAAAAGTAGTACCATCTAGCGATTTGTATCCCCACAAATTATGCCAGCCATTATCGTTATTTGCAGTCCAAGTAAAACAAATTCCGTTTGCCACACTAGGTTCCCCTCCGGATGATGGCATATTCCAAGTGTTAACCCAATTGATACCATCAATAGAAGTATACCCGGTTCCATATCCGGTGTAAGACGCAACAAATTTTCCGTTAAATGCAGTTACTGCCTGGATTTGAACATTGGTTGTTGGAGTCCAATTTATACCATCGGTTGATTTTGCTGCTTGTGTTGAATAATAATATGTTCCTGATACCCACATTCCTAATTCTTTTGAATATGCACAACATTCCATATTATAAGAAGTTGGGCATTGTGTCCAATTTAACCCATCCATTGAATAACAAGTAAATGCACCAGATGCATTTGAACCAGCAACATACATCCCATTTCCAGCACTAAAACCAGCAATTGTTTTTCCTGCTGTAGTAAAAGGTGTATCACCCGAAACCCAAGTAATACCATCCAATGATGTCGCAACTCTACCAGAAGTTTTATTAAATAAAACAAATTTCCCAGTAGAATTACTCGCACTACCCATCATCATCTTTTGATAAATCATTTATGTCATCCTCATTCTGGCCAACCATCAGTTAAATGGTGCTCTATATAATTAAAAATTTGTTCCGATGATGACATTGCCATAATTTTATCATAATGTATTTTTTCAACACTAAAACATTTTTGGATAAATTTACCAACACCAACAGCCAACAGAATTATTTGCTCTGCGTTAATATTTATCCATCCTTTTTTAGTTTTGAACTGAATAGTTAATTCAGCATCATGTAACGCCAAATTATAAGCACCATTTAATAAAGCTTGACTGGATGTGTCTGTTGCAATTGTTGTATCGCCAAATTTCATACCAGAACTCTGTTTGTCATACCTCAAAGAAGCCAGCGTTGATAATGCTTGACTTTTAGCTACTTCAACAGGTATGTCAATAACATCATAAGTTAAAATCGCAGATGTATCCCTAATTTCAATTTTTTCATTGGAAAGCGTTTGATATGCTGGATTATATGTTGGGGAATTTATTTCAACTGGGAAAAACGCCAATTCATTGTTCAATCTAAACACACCTAACGGTTCTCTTTCATTCAAACTAATATTCATACCATATTGATTCAACAACAAAAGAGAAAATCCCATCGAATCCCATTGTTGTGGTCCAAATACTTTTTTGTCGTTATCAACTAATATAAATTGTGTCATAATTGCCCTCTTAATGTTGCTGCTTGGTTGATTAAATCATTCAACATTGTAACGTCTGCTTCATCAGGAATTTGCCCTGCTGCAATTGCAGACATTATGGAACGATTTGGTCTAATTGATTTTTGATCAATTACAATTAATTGTTGCAAAACGCTGGCTCTGATTTGTTCTGCTGTTGGGACTGGTGCTGGTGGGGATGTAAAATTTGTCCCATCAAACATATCACCAATACTGGCAGTTTCTGTTTTTATCAACAAAGTACCTTCTGGTGGATTCCACCCACTTTCTTCATCATGAACAACAGCGTTAATCACAACACCATTTTCAACTATAACATATCTTTCTATCATAATACTACTCCTAATTTAAATTTATTAACCTATCCATTCTACTAATACTGCACCGCCACCAGCACCAATTGTAACAGAAATTACTGCAGCAGGAGACAAACCTGTTATCACCTTTACACGACAATTTGTTCCAACCCCACCAATATAAGGACTACTCCCACTAACATTACCATAAGTATATGTCTCTGTTATTCCTGTCAGAAAAGACCCACCTTGCGAACCATAAATAATAAAATCTTCCCCCAACACACCATTTGAACTAACATAATTACCAAAGCTACTAGTTCCTGCTCCGATAGGACCATTTCCTGCCACAAATACTTTTAATGATGTTACACCAGCAGGGACTGTAAAGTTCCCATTAGCTGAAAAGTATTGTTGTTTTATTGCACCACCAGATGATATGGTTGACATTGCCTGCCAAGTCCCATCTCCACGAAGAAATGTTGACGCAGATGCTGTACCTGTGCCCAATTGCGACAATGATAATGTCCCAGATATACTTGATGCCGAAATTGTCCCTGTTATACTTGACGCAGGATGGGTATGAATAGGCAATTGTCCAGTGGTTAGCCCAGTCCCCTGACTAATATCAATGGTTGGTAGTTTTCCTGTTCCATCCAATTGAACAACATTGTTAGCCCCTGTACCAACATCCATTATAGCAGCTGTACCAAGCCCATTTATTAATGATAAGTCTAATTTTGTTAACGCCATTTTGTTCTCCTAATTAAAATCCTTTTCCAACCAATACACCATACCATGTGGTACCACCATTGTAGGTAACCATTGTGATAATATCAGTTTTATTTCCTGTGCTTGTCAATGATGGAGCATTAGCAGAACCCCAAGCCACACTCGATGGCCAAGTAACAGTCCTACCACCAGTGGCATCTTGGGTCAAAAATACAGTTATACCAGCAACCAAACCAGATGATGGAACGTTATTGAAGGTCACTGTGGTAATGTTTTGGGTCAATGATATAGTAAATACTGTTCCTGCAGATAAATCAATAGTTGCAGAATTTGCAGCCACTGTAACAGCAGCTTTTGTTTCTTTTATTTGTGTCAAAGTAGTAGAACCTGTTAACGTAACACTACTTGATGATGATAATGCACCTGTTAAAGTACCACCAGCCAATTGAAGATAACGAGAATCACCAGATGTTTGATCAGTCAACGATACCCAATTACCAGATGAACTATAACCCTCAAATGATGGCGTGTTGGTATTAAAGCGCAAGGTACCAGCTACAGGTGATGCAGGACGTTGGGCTGTAGTTCCAACTGGAACTTTGAACACACCATCACCAACAGAAGCTGGCACACCAGGGTCATCATCCAATATTAGATTTTTTGCATATACCGACCCAAATGGGTGAGTGGGCGAACCCAAATCCAACGATACTGCTGTTGGAGTATTGGCTGTGTTGGTCTTCATAAGATTGGTAACAGGGATAGATGAACCACCGACTTTGATCGTGGTAGCATCTAAAGTGGTAGTGTAAACTGTTGCCCAGCGATTGGAATTGGAACCTAAATCAAAACTATTATTAGTTGTAGGCTGCGAACTGGCATTCAATGGGGCATAAGGGGTGGAATTGATAAAATCTGCATTCAAGGTCATCCCACCATAAATTGTTGGGAATTTTGTTGTGGCACCTGTACCATCGTTAAACGCAGGTACTGGGGTGAATGGAGATGATGTGTCAGAGAATATCGCGACGATCTTGCCGTTGACTACTACCTTGATGATGTTCTTGAACGCTGTTCCGTCAGATACCAATCCACCATCAAACTTGACTGAGGTGTTTTGGTTTGGGGTGGACATTGGACCTATAAGTGCCCATGTGGATGCTGTATTGTCCCATACCCAAAGTTGGTGCCCGTCCCAATAAATGTCCCCATCCACAGGGCTGGCAGGGAACCCGCTGATGTTGGAAGAGGATGCACTGGTAATACCACCCACTGTGGTCCATGTGGCAGGGCTGACGCTCTTGCAAACTTTTAAAACATGATTGCCAGAACCATTGGCGTCAAGGTGATACCAAAATTGCCCACGCAACGGGTTGGTGGGGGCGGTGGTTCTTGCGAAGTTTTCCAAAAGATGGATATAATTTTCCGCTATACTTTCACCGTAACTGGTGACACCTTTGCCTAATAATGTTAGTGACGATGAAGTGGTATCAACTTGACCATCGTTAATTGTGGTTAATAATAATCCATCATAGGTATTGATATTGTATGTCATAATTTGGTATCCTCAAAATAAAATTCATAATACTATTTATGAATTTTTAGAAATTTTGAGAACTTATTCCAAGTAAATATGTCCCATTTGATAAAAATGTGAAAATATCGGTCTTATTAGCACCTTGACTGATTGTTGGTATTATTCCACCTTGGAATTTATAAACTGGGTCAAAAATAACTGCATGATTGCCTGTTTGATTCACAACCAATGTATATTTGTTCCCACGTATTTGGTGGGTAGGGGCATGTAATGTAACATCTTCTGTCAACGCCAAGAAACCTGTGCTTGCTGTAATAAGATTCCATTCAACTGTTCCCGGTCCACCTGTACCACCTGATGTTGATGTGCTTGTGATTTTTTCCACTACAACATTGATAACATCGCCGTTCAATGGGGCTGTACTGAAAGTTAACGTTGTCCCAGACACTGTATAGGTGGAACTTTCTTGGTATAATCCAGAAATATAAACATCAGTATACAATGAAGTGGATGATGTTGTCAAGGTATAAGATGTTGTTGTGCCATCACCAACAAATGAATTTGTAGTATAATTCAAGGTATCCCCAGATGCACCAGAAATAATTATGGTACCAATTTCCAAATTTGTCCCTGATGGTGGTGGGGTGGTAAAGGTAACTGTATTAGATATTAATGAATAAAGTGACTTGTCTTGGAAAAGTCCATCAATATATACACCCAATGAATTAATATTGCTTGGTGTGGTAGCCAAAGTGAAAGACGATAATACACCATTACCATTAAATCTATCAACGTTCAAACTAATTGTGCTATCTGTTGCATTGGTTGTTGTTCCAAAAACAACAATTGTGTAAATTTCAACATCAATTTTATCTCCGTATGGTGGGGCTGATAAGAATGTCAAAGTTGTTCCAGAAACCGAATAAGTATTTTTTTCTTGATAAACACCAGAAATAAACACGTTTATAAATGATGATGTTTTTGATAATGTGAATACTGTTTGTGTTCCAGTGCCGGTAAATGTATCAACAACTTTATAAAGATCATTCAATGAACTTGTGGAAGTTCCACCACCACTTGTCGTACCAGCTGTAAATGCATAACTGGTCACTTCCATTAATAACCCGTTAATTGGGGCAGTGGTTAATGTCAATGTCGTTCCAGAAACAGTATAAGTATTTTTGTTTTGGTAAACACCAGCTATATAAAGGTCAGTCATATTCAAAGTTGTAGAATGTGATAATGTATATGTTACACCATTACTTGTGAAATAGTCACAATAAATCATCAAAGAATCACCTAAAGTACCAGTGATTGATAGTTCTTCAACCTCAATAATAGAACCATTTGGTGGGGATGATGATAAAGTCAAAGTTGTTCCAGAAACTGTATAGGTGTTTTTGTATTGGTATAGTCCAGATATATAAACATTAGTCATTGATGTTGTGGATGATTGTGCTAATGTATAAGATGTTGTTGTGCCATTACTGGTGAATCTTCCAATAGTACCAACCAATGTGCTCGATGTTGATGCTGTGGTGGTACCTGTATTGACAATTGCCATCACCTCAACTTCAATCGAAGAAGCATTTGGTGGGGCTGATACGAATGTCAACGTTGTTCCTGAAATGGTATAAGTATTTTTATCCTGATATGCCCCATCAACATAAACATTGGCTGTGTTTTGTGATGCCAAAGTATTTGATAAAGTGAATACAGTTTGTGAACCAGTGCCTGTAAATGAAACAATTGATTTATAAAATTCTGTAATTCCTGTTCCACCAGATACAGACGAACCACTCGTTCCTGCAACAAATGAATGTCTAACTACTTCAATGGACAACCCATTTATCGGTGCCGCTGATAAAGTTATTGTTGTTCCTGATATTGTATAGGTGGATTTGTCTTGGTATAAACCAGAAACATAAACGTCTGTATTATTTAATGTTGAAGACCCAGCTAATGTATAAGTAACACCTGAAGAAGTAAATCTGTCAACACTAATAGTTAATGTATCGTTAGCTGTTCCTGTAACTGACAAACCTTCTATTTCAATAATAGAACCATTTGGTGGTGCCTGTGTAAATGTTAAAGTAGTTCCTGAAACTGCATAAGTATCTTTATTTTGATATAAACCATCAACATAAACATTAGTAAAATTCAACGAAGAAGCTTGGGATAAAGTATAATTAACCAAAGACCCATCTCCTGTAAATCTATCAATATTAACATTCAAAGTGCTATTAGTGGCTAATGTCGTGGTTCCTTGGTTGACTATTGATACTACCTCAACTTCAATGATTGAACCACTTGGTGGAGCGACTGATAATGTTAAAATGCTTCCCGAGATAACATAAGTATCTTTGTTTTGATACAACCCACTTATGAAAACATTTATTCTATTTTGTGAACCAATAGTACTCGCAAGATTAAACATTGTTTGTGTGCCTGTGCCTGTGAAATTTTCAACAGTTATCAATAATTCATTAGTAACAGCTGTCACACTACCACCAGAACCTGCAACAAATGAATGTCGCAATATTTCTACTGTCTCTCCATTTATTGGTGCAGTTGATAGAGTTAATGTTGTCCCAGAAACAGTGTAAGTATTTTTGTTTTGATATACACCAGAAATGTAAACATCTATATAATTCAATGTTGAAGAACCATATAATGTATAAGTTGTACCAGAAGAAGTAAATCTGTCAACACTAATAGTTAATGTATCATTGGCTGTACCTGTAATATACAATCCTTCTATTTCAATAATGGAAGTATTTAACGGTGCTTCTGTAAATGTTAGTGTTGTCCCAGAAACTGTATAAGAATCTTTGTTTTGATATACACCATCAATAAAAACATTTGTATAATTTAAAAGAGAAGAATGTGTCAAAGTATAATTAACCAACACACCATTCCCAGTAAATCTATCAATATTAACATTCAAAGTGCTATTGGTAGCTAATGTAGTGGTTCCTTGGTTGACTATTGATAAAATTTCAACTTCAATAATTGAACCAACTAAAGGAATTTCTGTAAATGTCAATGTTGAACCTGTCAACGTAAATGTATTTTTATTTTGATATATACCATCAATAAAAACATTTATTCTGTTTTGCGAGCCAATTGTACTTGCAAGTGTAAAAACCGTCTGTGAACCAGTTCCTGTGAAATTTTCAACTGTTATCAATAATTCATTAGCAGCTGTATTAGGACCACCTCCATGATGGTCAATAACCAAATTACCAACAGTTCCGCCACCAGTTCCAGCAGCCAAACCCCATTCCAATCCTGTCATGGTAGAATTAATTACAGGCACCCAACCCGGTCCTGCACCACCAGCAGTATAAGAATGTGGAACATCTAACAATCCTGTGAAATTACTTCGTTGATCAATATATCTTTTGGTCGCAGCTTCTAATGGTTGCACAGGATCATGGGCTAACATCAATGAACCAGTCATTGTTCCACCAGATGATTGAATTATAGCATCCCAAACAACAGGGGACTCTGCTTTACAAACTTTCAAAATATGAACACCAGTGCCACCAGCATCCAAATGATTCCATACTTGCCCAACAATTGGGTTCAATGGTTCTGTTGGACTTGTGCAATGTTCCAACAAATGAACCAAATCTTCTGCTATTGCCTCGCCATATGTCGCTACTCCCTTACCAACTAATTGTAAGGATGTTGATGATGTATTAATAGTACCATCATTGATTACTACTAATGGGGCACCGTTGTATCTAATAATTTCATATGGCATTTTCTATCTCTCAACTAAACTGCTTCACATTCACGCAGTACATAAATGCACTGTCGCTAATAAATTCATAGATAGTGGTGGAATCGGCTGCAGCCATAACATTTGATGACATACTGGCATCAAACTTATAAACAGAACCAACAGATGGGAATGCTAAAACATGATTCCCAACACCATCTTGCTGAACGATTAAAGTGTATCTTCCACCGTTCACCATACCTACAGGATTATTTATCAATTTATCACTATCGAGGACCACTTGCCCAGTTTGTGCATTATCAAGGTTCCAAGCAATGGATATACCTGTTAACAAAATAGCAGGGAAATTGTGTTGCTTGGTAAATGCTTGAACCAAGTCTGTCCTAACCAAATTCGCTGGAGCGATATTGTTGATTGTTCCACTAACGGTCAAGGTGGCAACTGTAGCAGTATTGGTGTATACGTTATTGTAGCGATTGGTGGCACTACCAATATTATTAGTAGAATCTATCAATGGAATAATATCATCATCTTTTCTTGCGAAATTTAATATGCTGACCGATGTTGTTGAAGTAGCACCAGTCAATCCCAAGAAAATATTATTGACATGAAGTTCACCTGCGTAAACTTTTCCCCAAGCAGTAATAGGAGAACCCAAACTTGTAGAAGATGTTGTTGGCTCATTACTGGCGTCCAATCTCATATATTTGGAGAAATCAATTGTCGAGCCACCAACAGATAAAGTATCTGCGTTGACTGTTTGCCCATAAACGTTCTTCCATTTTGATGAACTACCACCCAAATTATAGGTATTTGACAATGCAGGGGTATTGTCAATGTTGTTTCTCATCAATGTTCTAACATCAGTTTCACCAGACCAATTACCATTAACGTCTGAAGTTCTAATATAATCAAACTGAATAGCACGAGAATACACGATTCCCCAACGTTTGGATACACTACCAATAGTCAAATTGGCATCACCATTTGGTAAAAGATTGGTGGATATACTAACAGGGTTAAACACAGAACCGGTGGTGAAATCTGAATTGATGTTCATTCCACCAGAAATATTTGTAAATTTTGTTAATGGTGTGTTTTTTGCTGTTGAAGTATTGGCTTTTGGGGTAAAAGATGCAGCAGTTTCAGAAAAAATCACAACAGGTACGCCATTAGTCGCAATTACAACAACGCCATGGGTGACATTTGCACTATCGGTAATAACATCATAATAAACATCACTTTGAAGATTGTTGGTAAGGGTATTATTTGCAGCTGGGGCAATCGGACCAATTATTCTCCAACCACCATTAAAGGGGTATGTTGGGCAATATGCTTCCAACTGACTACCATTCCAATAAGTGGTACCACTTGATGGCAATGGTGGACGACCAGAACCTACAGCAGAACCAATTGCGTCTTTGTTGATTTCATTTATACCTTCCCAAACTATCGCAGGTGTTATCGCTGTACAGATTTTCAGAATATGATTACCTGTGCCATTGGCATTTAAATGGTACCACAATTGTCCAACTAATGGATTTGATGGTGAATTAGTTCTTGCGAAATTTTCCAACAAGAATATGAAATTTTCAGCAGTCAATTCCCCATAATTGGTTGAACCTTTACCCAAAAGTCGTAAAGATGTAGATGATGTGTCAATCTGACCATCATTTATACTGGTTAATAATTCACCGTTATACTTATTGATTGTGTATGGCATGTTATGTTTCCTTCAATTAAATATTATTTATAAAAGTATTTATCATTTTAGACCCAGTATTGATAAATACTTTTACATTAAAAGAAGGTATTTTATTATGAGATGGCATGAAATAGTTAATGAAGACACAGAACAGCATATAAAATTAGCCAAAAAACAATTGGTTAAAGACAGGCAAGAAAAATTGGATAAAGACCGCAAAGCAGAAATATCTAAAGAAAAGAAATTGGCTGATATTGCCCAAAAGAAAAAGGATGAAGATGAAAAGAAAAGAAGCGAAAGCACAGGGACTGGACAAGTATAATACAGGCAAGCCTTGTCGAAATGGGCATTTATCAGATAGATATACTTTAAATGGTACCTGTGTCGAATGTTGTAAGATTACCAGCCAAAAACATGAATATGAAAGGGTTGGATATGATAAAAAATATTATGAGTCCCATAAAGAAGAAATCAGTAAGAAAAATAAGGAAAAATATAGATTAAAAAAGTCGATTTTTTCATCTATTTGAGGCACTTTTTTGCGAAAATTGATAAATAAATATATAAGAAAGGAAATGGAGTGCTTAACCTCCATTTCAGCGAACAACAGGAGTTAATCCGCGTTTCTTTCTTATACAATTATATTTATACAATAGGAGGACATATTATGTCAAATCATAACGAACAAATTAAAAAACAATTATTAGAGAATTTAGAATATTATAGGGAAAGGTCAAAAAAATATGGCGACGACCTTTCGATGATTTATGAATTCTGGCTTGATAGTAAAAAAATAGAGTTGAAATTAGAACAAACCATAAATGAATTGGACAACGAAGACAAATAAGAGTATAATAAAGAAATGAAGATATTAAATAGAACAGCCAATATTAATTTGAAACACGCAAATAAACAAAAGGTGAAATATTTAATATCTTTCGTTTCCATCAACCAACCAATTATCAATCAATCAATAGAATTATTATTTAATGATTATAAAGCCACCAACGAAATACAACAATTTCCACCAAAACATATTACAGACCAAATTAAATCAGCTTCTGCAATATTAACTCAATGTTTGACAAAAACAGCATCATCAGTTACAAGGTCAATAGTTAATAAAGCAGAAAAGGCATTAAAAAATCAATCACCAACAAAATACCAAACTGAATTATTAAAAGCGTTGAATGACCCAACATGGGTTCCACCAAAATTTACAGGAGGGATTGATTTAGACCAACGAACTGTTGAAATACAAGTATCTACCTCTAAATTTTTTAGTCATTATATCCATATTAAAATGCCCAGAGAACCAAAAATCACTATACCGATTAAATTGTCCAGATATCATAATAATTTAATCCAACAAGGATATTCATTGAATACCAAAAGTATCAGGATTAGACCAAATGGTAGCATTGATTTATATTTTAAAAAAGAATTAACTTATAACTCCAATACAGGTGTTTTGGGTATTGATATTGGGATGAACAAATGTATCTCTGTATCAGACGGAAAAGTGGAAACGACCCATAAAAATGGATTATTATTAACTGAATTGATCGCTAAATTAAATACCAAATTTAAAGCCATGGCTCTGAATAGAACAAATTATAATAAGAAACATAATAAAACAAAACAAATAGGATATTATAGTAAAAATATAAATGATATAAAGAAATTTATGAATAACCAAATAGGTTATAGTCTAAATCATGATATTGATTGGAATAATGTTAATCAGATATATTTGGAAAATTTAAAATATATGAAAGTAAATAATGGAAAATACTCCAACGGATTTAATAAGCACCACTGGAGTTATTCATTCATTAATCAAAACATAATCTACAAAGCAGAAACTCATGGAGTCCATGTGGGTCTGATCTATCCTGAATATACAAGTCAGGCTTGTAGAATATGTGGGCACTGCGAAAAGGATAACCGCAACGGCGAATTATTCATTTGTAGGAAATGTGGGCATAAAGAAGATGCAGATATTCATGGAGCCAAACAAATATTGACTCTTGGGATAAATAATAGTAAATTTATGCTTGACAGAGGGAAGTCCACAGTCTCCCTTCGGCTCAATAAAGCGAAAGTGGTCGTTTAGATCAATTTTGAAACTGTTTATTAACTACACAGTTAAATAGACAAAATAATTTCAAGAAACATTACCCATTCTGTATTCTAATGGTATAGAGAATTGCGATTTTTCTATTTAGAGATTTTTGCACAGGAGAGAATATCAAATGTGTCACCAACAATCCTTCAGATGGTGTGGTGTTGAATGTCTTCAATCCAATTTCAGAAAAAACATAAGTGGCATTTAAATCAGTGGCATTATCAAATGCTGCTTGGGATGCTGGTTCACCAAAATCCAAAGTACAAGCTATAACTATATCTGTATATAATGCACCAGAAGTATGTTGAATTGTCATATTATTTAAATCAATGTTCGTATTCAATGAACTTTCATTATCAATAACTTTATAATATGTTGGATTATATAAATTTGCACCTGAACCAGAAACTCTTGGTGGGAGGTATGATATTTGTCCTGAACCTGAAACGGTGGCACCACCATTACCAAACCACATTGTATAAATGGTGCCATCTGGTTTATGGGCTAACGATTTTGCCAAAGCAATGGACATGTTCTCGTAATGAATTGAGTTATATTTATCAACCAAAACATTTCCAAGGTCATCAGTAATTTTACAATGCCCTATAATGCCCGTTTTAGCCAATTCTGCCATTTTATTTTCTGGTATTAACATCATTATTCTCCATATCTTTTTTAATTTGTTCAACAATTTCACGAGTCATCATTCCACGCCCATTGTATAGGACTTCGCTGGTATCAGGGTCAGTGAGTACCAAAAAATCTGTAACCTTTACCCCTGCATGTTCATTAAAATCACTCATTCATTTTCTCCTTTACCCTATTTATCAAAATGTTCCAGGTTCGGCAATTAAATATTTAGCTATTTCGGACTCACTACGTTGAATACCAGATGGGTTCACTTCAAAATGATAGCCACCAGGAATAATATGTGCCCCGTTAATTGCCATAGTCCCTTCTTCATATTGTAAAACGTCGTTTATATAAGTAGCTTCGTTATTAAATCCTACCATCACAACAGTTGGGTAATAAGTATTCACAATTGTTGGTTGTGGTGTTGGATTTGGATTTGGTATTGTGCCAGTTTGATCCCAAACATCATTACCCCATATAACATTACTATCCCAAGAATAAGAATTAACATTATAAATTGGGTAGAATGGTTCTTGATTGGCAATAACAGCTTGTGGAAGGGCTGTATTAAATTTAACATACCATACACCAGCTTCTCTATAAATTGTATAATCAGTTGATTCCAAACGTGTTTCTTTATATATTTTATAATAGGTAAACCCATCAACAATTTTATCAACGATGTATTGGTATTTTATAAATGCCAAATTATCAAAATTATTTTTAATGTTTTGGTCAATAATAAACACTTTATTCAATCCATCACCATAATAATGCTGTCTATCATAACGCAAATATTGCATTGATGGGGTTCCCAACGATCCTCTGGTGATATTTGATAATGTATACACAGGACGGTTGTTCACCATTGACATACTCATGTTCTTATATTCAATACGCTCATTTTCAATCCAAATAACACCTGGTTTATTAGCAGGAATATCTAATAAATCAACTGGGATGTTTGATACAGGAATTTCAGGATTGGCTACCAATTCAATAGTCCTTGATGCTGTATAAATTGGTTTATTCAAATATGTCTTATAAGAATCTGATATTCTAATATGTTCCCAAGTACCGTTATTTGTCTTAAACAATCTAAACGACACCGCTGGAACGTTTGGTGTACCAGAGAATGATGTGATCCAAACTCTATCACGCTCAATTGATGACCCACCTTCCCATGCATCCATTTCCCAACCATGTTCATAAACTAATCCTGCTGGTTCTGGAATTGTTTGCCCAACTGTCTTGCTTGAATCTGGTTCAAATGTATAATTTGGGTCTTCCCATGGTTTCTTGTCCCAAGTGTATTGTTGGTCCATTCCTAATTCAGAACCAGGATTTATTGACCACCCCAAACCAATATTAAATAATCTTGCATGTGGTATTCCGAATTTTACTTCTGCAACTTCTTTAGTCACACCATTACCTTCGTCAACCATTTTATATGATACTTTAAAGTCTTTGGTTTGATATTGATCCATACCTTTGGTTGGGTCTGTAGGATTATTCATGTCAAAACGATCAACTGTAGCCCAAATTGCGTTGGAGCTATATGGCATTTGACTCAAATCATAAGTGGAATCGACTGTTCCTTCAAAAATTTCTGTCCTTATACCAAATGATGAATCTTCAGAGAATGAAATTACTTGTAGCTCATCTTTTTCTGTTAGTTGAACTTGTGATTGTATTTCTACAATATCACCATTAACGATATAATCATAATTCTCCATAATTGTAACTTCAATCAACGACTTCATTGGTGGGATTACGTCAAATACTATTTCAACATCATGATTATTTAACTTTGTATCAAGAACAACAATTTTAACAGTATTAACTGCTGTTGGAATTGATTTTCCTGGCATAAAAGAAGCAAAACCATCCCAAGTCGAAGCATCAATACCAATATTATCCATATCCCAAGAAGAATCTGTGGCAAAGAATGTTAACTTTCTAATACTTGGTGTTTGAATATTTGGTGTTGATATAAAATAATTATAAACAACAATCCCATCAACATAAACATATAATTGGTCTGATGTTTGAATATTGGATTCAAAGGTATAATTAGCGGTCAAACTTGTAAAGTCATAATGGATACCATCTTTCACAAATGTTGGTAAGCGATAAACAAACGAATCATAAACTTCAATAGTGATAGTATCTGATGCAATTGGTTGTTCATCAAATCTAATCAAACGAACCCTATTACCGTGCTCAACAACTCTATCCTGCATTACTTGATTATTTTTAATAATAAACAATGCATCTTTTGGAATTTCTTTTGCAATGTCCCACACAGAACCTGTTATACTGGTGAATGGTATTTCAACATATCCATTTGCCAAATAATCAGCACCACTTATTGTAATGGTGTATAATAGATTAATGGTAACGTCACTAAATGGGCGGATTTTATAATCTGTGGTGGTCACACCATTGATGATTGCTGTAAGGTTGGTTAATGTTTTTGGGGCTGGGATGACAAATATATTATTCACACCATTACCATCAAAATATTCAACATCAGGTGGCAATAATCTATAACCATTATTATAAACCAAGATAGCTGAACTTGCAGGGGTAGTGGATTGTTGATGCCATGACAAATTCAAATCATATGGATACACAACTGGATCAGAACCAACAATGAAATTTTCAACCCTAACCACACTATAAACATCAGAATCAAATAATGTTACTTGGACCCTATCACCAATATTTGGTTCTGGGACGATACCGATAACTTTATTTTCAATAATATCAAAATCAAAACTGCTTGGGATATAACCGTTGACAGTTACCATTATTGCATTTTTATTTACCCCAGTGTTAGCCCAAACGCTTTCGTTGATAATGCTATTTGATAAAACATAATCTGTTGGCGCAATAAATGTGGCTTCCTGAAGAACTTGAGCACCACCTGTAGTGAAAGTAGTTACCAAATAATCATCGTTCAAGTTGGTATTATTTGAATTATTTTCTGAATCTGTAATATCAGAAACGTTACCATAATCAACAGATGAAGTAACTACTTCAGTTATAGAACCATAATCAACAGTTGTTGATGGATTGGTTATAGAACCATAATTGACAGAACTATCCAAGAAGGTAATAGTCATACTAATCCAATCAATAGTATAATCTTCGCTTTCAATTAATAATTTATTGTTTTTATGAACAATGATAGCACTAATACTTTGTCCTATAGAGAAAATATTAAATGGTCCTGGTGAACCTGTTCCTTTAAATCTTTGCATATGGATCATTGGCGATCCAAAAGAACTGTTTGTATTAACAGTTACTGCAGCTATATCATTCACAAATGAACGAACCAATTCTTCTGGACGATCTTGCTCAATATATGGTTGGATAAATCTTCCACCTTCAATAAGAATGTTTGGATCATTATCAGTTAATGGGTCATATGCTGGCTCAATAACACCCTTGGCAATCCCTTCTAAAGTCCCACCACTAACACCCAAATCATAATAAGGTTCAAGTGGACCTGCGGCGGACAATTTTTGTTTTACAGTATCAATGTTAATTTCAACTTTAATCTTACCTGCCGTTGCTTGAAGGAAGTCATAATATACGTTCAAATTAACAGGTGTTCTATTGTGTTGTGCAATGGAGTAAACCACTTCACCTGGATAGGACGTGCCCACTGGTTGTTTATAATTTGATAAATTAACCAAACTTGAATCCAATATTGACGAATGGTTGTATGGTGTTCCAACAGACACAGAAAGATTTGGAATTTCTGTGGCGCTAAATGGTTCCAAAACTGTAACTTTAACAGTCGAAATGTTTCCAATGGAATGGGCTACCAACATCTTTGAACCAGATTGCCCAGAGGCACCATCAATCTCAACTGTATAGGTTAAATGCTGGACTTTATCTGCCGACTTCACAACCACAAAACCTTCACCAGCTGTTGGAGTGCCTTCAAGACGAACATAAAGGTTCAAATCCTGCTTGGTGTTGATTTCTGTGAAAGTTGGGTGAACAAATGTCCCACTAAATGTCAAATCTTGGTTTTCAAACGCAAAATCAGAAGATGTTGTGGAATTTCCTACCAAATAATCAAATGCAGCGTCGGTTCCAACGTATGATGTGATTTGTTGGAATGGGACGTTCTTAAATCCTGTACCAACCAAGAATATAACGTCTGTAACGATACCAACGAAATCTTTTGTGATACGTTTCTTATACCATGTTCCCTTCCCTGATGGGACACCCGTAATTGGGGTTGTGAAATCTGTATAAGAGAAAACCAATTTTTTGATTTGGGTTGTTGGGTATGAATCGCTATATTGGGTTTCGTCCCAATTGTAAACAGACCATGGACGAGTATCCCATTGATTGTTTTCAAAGTCGATAATGTCATAATTCAACAATTCACCACCTTCCATTACAGTGCCTCTGAATTGTGAACCGCTTATTAGGGATTTGTAATATACCCAGTTTTCTTGGAAATCAGAGTATTGGGCAAACATTTTTGCCACTACACCAGAGTTGGCTAATAAAGTGTGATCTGCTGTGGTCCATTGGTCAAATGGTTTTGCCATCAATGTGTCAAGGTCAGTCTGGACCCTATCAAATGTCATCTCCATGTTATAGGTGCGGACAGTGTTCAAATATTTCCAGTGCTCTGTGTTTGGTGATCTGTTGTCATTATTTTTATAATCAATTCTCATACCAGTAGCGTCGTTTGCCAAAGATACACTACCAGAATATGCAGCCCACCATTCGTTCCATGGTCGCTTCGTTGTCAAACCAGTTTGTCCAGCAACAGTCTTCTCGTCATATGGTCCAATATCGTCAGCAGTCGCTGCGTCAGAATCAGATGGATTTGCCAAGCGATAGGTTCCCAAGAATGTGCTGTCAAGCAATGGTGCATCCCAAGTGGAAGGATTATCAAAGTCTGTGGCAATATAGGTGTTGACCTCAAGTGGAGTAGCCAATGAACGAATGAATTCCCTGATCTTGGTGTGATATGGTTTCACTTCCTTGATATAATCAAGAATGCTTTCTGTGTTGTCTGGTATAACGACTGGATTTTGTTCAAGTTGTTGATTCAACCCTGTAATGTAAATGTAGGATGTTTTGAATATCCAATCTACCAAGTGTTGTTGAGACAATACAAATTTCACCATTGTAAAGAATAATTGGTTTTGGAATAATTTAAATTCTTCATCTGTTCTTGTTTGTAATATATCCAACAACTCAACTATTTCATTACTACCATCTCTTGCCACAATAGTATCATAATCAATCGTCCATTCACTAAATGTTTTAAATTTTGGGGCGAACACTGTTGTGTTATTATAAAATGAACTATTTAATGCAATGGACCCATTTTGTCTTGCAACAAGAACCCAACCAGTAGTCAAATCAAGTGTTATAGTAGTCACACTTCTAATATACCAAGACCAACGCCCATCAACATTATTAACAGCGACCAATGAACCTTCTTGCCAAGTATCAATTGCAGCAGCCATATCCTCAATGGTATCAAAATAAAATAATGGTTTGCTGTTAGAAGTAATTTGGTAGGTAGAATCATTGCGATACCAATCAACATAACCAATAAAATCATCATTTGCAACATTAATATTATATGTTTGTACGCCAAGCATCACAAAACTTCCAACACTTGATGATGCTGGTTTTTGCCATTCCCAAAATGACCAGAACCCTGCAACGTCAATATCATTGGTAACAAGAACCCTATCACCATCATTTAATCCTGGGTTATAAAGAAGTAAATCACGAACTTCTCTACCGGTAACCCCATCATTAGTTGGTCCAACAACATAATCATAACCATCAAGGTTAGCTTCAACAGTTGTCACTGCAATTTTGAATTCCCCAGCGATAGAGTTATTAAAATCTGTGAATATTTTAATATCTGTTTTACTATTCAATAGATGTTTTGTTCCAAATATAAAAGTACCTGTTGTTTTTAAATTAACAGATGATCTTGGAACAAACAATTCTGGATTGGCATCTGTACCAACAGATATTGTTGGAGAACCTTGGACGAACATTGTAGTCACTGTGATGGTTATAAGTGACAAATACCCAATAACACTTGGCTTCAAAGTAATAGGAGATGTTGTGTTAGTATATGCAATGTTTTGGCTAACTACAGGCTTGAACCTTGCAGCAGGCATTGGAGAACTGACATTTAACGATTCAACGAAATCTGCATAGTCATCCACAAATGGTGTTGTCCTGTCCATAAACGATGAATTCAATTTTTGGACTAACACTTTTCTTGCCATACGTGATGGTGAGTTGTCAGCTTCAGTCTTGAACCATGTTTGACGAGGACGATATAGTGTACCATATTTTTGTACGATTGTCAAATTTGGCTCTGGGACTTGTTTTGGTGTAGACACAACAGAATGGCTTCCATCAAGATTTACAACCGTCTCGCTATAGGAATCCCAGCCAGTTAAACTGTCACGCATTTTATTCCAAAGTCTTGTGTCAATTTGTGACATTGGGTCGTTTTCACGCAACAACACCCATTGGCGATGGATGTTACCATCGTTAGTACCAGTTTTCCAGTTGATTTGGAGAACGATATTACCATTGGTGTAGTATTGTTTTAGCGATCCCAAAAGAATGGAGTTTTCGTTGATAGGCGCAAACCAAGGAATGTCCTGCCCAGATGGGTTGGAGATCATTGCCGCTACTTGCGATACAGAAACGTTTCTAAATGGTACTGCTGGAACGGTGTTCTTGTTCTTCATCCAGAAATAATAAAAAGTTTTAAAAGTCCCAACGGTCTTGTCAAATTCTTTACTCTCGACCCAGAATGGATTGTCGGCGTCTTTAACGATACCGTCCAATTGCCCTGAATAGGATGAAGCGTTGAATGATGAATTGCCTGCAGCCAATGCTTTTGGTGCAACTGGAGAACGAACCCATTCATAAATGTCAATAGTGGAATTTGGAACTGTCTTGCCCCAATTTTTCCAAGAGTATTGCAAGTCATCACCAATTTCATATTCTAATGCACGTGTGGTGGACAAGTCCCACCAAACTCTGCCCAACTCTGGCATACCCCAAGCTTGTTCTGGGTCAATATTTTTGTCAGACAATCCAGTTCCATGTGTGTATTTTGCAGGGTCTGTTAATGTTCTGTAATAAATTTCCCTATTAGCATTACCTGGAACGATGCCCTTATATAAATCATAATATGTCAAATAACGTTCAATACGATCTGTTTCAATATTATATAATAATGCTGATTCAATTTGATTTGGTGAAATTTTCTTGATTTCAACACGATCTTGTACCCATGTTTGATCCCATGTGGTAACACGAACAATGATTTTACCTGTAGATGTGTCATGTCCAACTATACCAATTTGCAAGTTATTTGTTTTCAATAATGAATCATAATAATATTTTGGTGCATAAGTGTAAACACCTGTGGTTTTTAGTTCATCTGTGAGAACTATTGGGGCGAACCCAAAATTATTACCAGACATATGACCAATTTTCACAAATGATTTAATTGTACCAGAAATTGTCACAGCACTTGTGTTACTTGTATTAATATTATATTGATTGAAGTTATAGAAAACATACAATGCTTCTGGTGAACCAACGTTTGGTGATATTACTTCAACTTTCATTGGTATATCTGTAACATTAGCTGTAGCCAAATCAATAATATTTTCATTCAAAACAATATTAGGATTGGACATTGTACCAATCATCATTTGCAACTTTGGCATCTGAATCCAATCTGATTGATTGTATGTTGCACCACTGGTGAATGAAACTCTTGCTTTTTCAATCAATCCATTTTGACAAATTAATGCCCCTGCAGCATAAGAAGTGTTTGGTGTAAACAATTTAATTGTTGTTGGACGAACAAATGAACCTTGACTTGCAATGGTGATTTGTAAATCAGTCACAACACCATCCATAGCATTAGATGTTTCACCAACCAAATTAATTTCATTGTACATCCAAGATTGCCCGTTAATAACAGTAGTGTTAGCAGACCCTAAATCACTATAATCAAAACTTCCATTAAATACTGTGGATGTATTAGTAAATGCTTCCTGCACTTCAACTTCAATTCTTGTAATTTGTTTATTAATCAATCTATCTTCATTATTAAAAAGATTACGTGGGGTTGATGCTGTTAGGAATTTATTCCCATTAAAATATTTTTGGTCGTTATAGGAAATTGTTGTCTCCATCATTGCAGGTATGTAAGATGCCCAATATGGTGTGATGGATTTTTGAATTTCATAAGATGTTCTCGCATCATCAACCCAAATAATATCACTGTTGTCTTCTTTAATAGTAATATGAACCCTAAAGGTGCCCATGGCGTTGTCAGATGGTAAAATAGTACCAAAGTTATAGTACATCATCAAATCATCGTTGGTGGTGTATAAAACGTTAGTGGTATAATCAATTTCATTCTTATAGGTGATTGCAACATTCATTGAACCCAATTGGTCTGGGATATTCCCCAAATCATAAAACACATAAATATCTTCTGGTTCATATATTTCATGCAAAGTATCAAATACAACAGTGTTGATAACAGTGATATTAACAGAACCACTCACAATATATTTGTTTGGATCAGCCAAAGTACCAATACTAAAAGTAACTGGATTAACTGTTTGTGCAAAAGCATGTGTAATATCAACTTGTATATTTGAAATTTTTCCAACAATTTGTGTACCAATTTTATATTTTGCATTAAAATTATGTGGTGTTGAACCAATAATAATCTGTCTCAAACCTGTACCTGCAATATTATCATTTAATGTAAATGATTGCACCAAATCATTAGAAACTAATGATGGGGTAGTGAATGTATAATAATTATTTTTAAATACATTACCAATTTCAACTGTAAAAGCTTCGTTATGGATATTATTTGTTGGAGTAACCAACTCTAACGACACACCCAAAATAGTAGTACTGTTGATTTTAGATGAATCGATTAATTTTAAACTCCCAATATAATGCCCATTTGAATCAACTGCCAAGACGTTCGAATTTAATTCAAAAATATAATTATTGTTTTTTGATTTCCATCCTGTATTTGGATTAATACCAGTAACAGAATTCAATGTTGGGTATCTCATTGGCATATATGAAAAAATTTGTGGTCCAGTACCATCTGTCCAAGTATTAGATATGGTATTTGGTGAAGAATAATAAATCATAGTACCATGTGTACCAATCTCAGCCTTATAAGTCCCCAACAAACTTTCATATTGTCCTAATGGGTACTTTGGTTGTTCAACAACAACAAAATATTGTCCATCTACCAAACTGTGTACAGATGTTAAATCCATTTTTTGATTAGGAATTAATGTGACTGTGGAAACGTCTAAACCACACAATGAATCTTGGTCAATTGATGCATTCAGACTCACAGATGTTACACTTGCACTATTTGATGTAACACCTGTAACACGATAAACACTCCAATCACCACAACCAGTGTCATATATCCACAATCTTTCACCATCTGTCAATGACTTGTTTTTATCAACACGTAAATTTGTGGAGAATTTCAATAATTCTGTAGTATTGGTTATGAAATAATCAACTTCATCTAATTTTATTGGACCAGCGTTTGGAATATCTGATGCATAGAACCCAAAGTCTCGTTTTTCCCATAGATTACCAATACCATTTGGACGGCGCAACCAGCGTTTATCTGGTGTTACCAATTTACCATCTTCAAAATAGTCATAAAGTGAAATAATATTATCATAACGATCATCGAGGTCGCTTGGTTCTGCTGGCAAGGATGAACTGTTTTGTAATTCATTAAAGGTAACCAATTGTGGGTCTTCAGTGATTTGTTTTCCGTTCAATGGGTCTAAATAAAACTCCATGGTTGGGTTGGTGTCAATTGCGCCGTAGTCGCCCAACTTGAACGCCCATTCTTCAAATATTTTGAAGTCCCTTGATTCTGAAACATATTCGCTTCTGAATAATTTGGTCATACTTCCACGAGAACCCTTCGCATGAATCATCCCTTGGTAGAATTGGAAATTTGTGGTTGGACTCAAAAGAAGATTTTGTAAATATGGACGCTCTTGGTATCCAATAAGGTGACGAGCACGGTTTTGTAATTCAACGTTATCAACAACGTCCTCAATGCCATAAAGTCGCAAGAAATCTTTGGCGGTTTTTTCAAAGTTTGGATAAATCAAATTATCACTAATGATATAACCAGGGGCATCAATTCTTCCATTCCATGCAAGTGTTCTGGTGCCATCGACCTTCAAACGAACTTGGCGTTGGTTAAATAATGGGTCAAATATCAAATCATTGAACACTGTGACGTTATCAAATAATATAACATGCTCAATTTCACTAACGAACAATCTAACAGATGATAATGAACGATCATTTAATAATAAATTGATATCCATAACGTCATCAGAACGCATAGAAATTATATCATGAGGTTCAATAATAAAGCCATTTTCATCCAACAAGCTATACACACCATTGAGAACTTGCTCAATTGATTGGATAGAGCCAAAGGAGGATTTGTATTGGGCATGAATTGCATATGGGGATAATTTAATAAATGTCCCAACGTTCTTATCTCTTTCCAATGACCATTGAACAAACAATCTACCTGATAATATCCAATCAATTTTTTCGTTGGTGGTGGTTTCATCAATATCATCAAATGCCCATCCACGAGATATTAAATAGCGTTGATAAGATACCAAGAAATCAAAAGTATCTTGTCTTGAACTAAACTCATAACCATATGGAATTGTCTCAATACGTCTGTCATAAATTGGTTCCAAATATTCAAAAACAGTGGTGCCACTTAATGATGCACTCAATGTTGTCTCCACCCAAACTGTAGGGTCGAAATAAGTAGTGGATTGATTTGTTTTAATAGCCTTATAATATGTGTAGTTAAACATTACTGTGTCGCCAACATTATAAAGAATCCCTTGTTGCCATTCTGGTGGTTGGATGGTAACAGTCCCACCAACGTCATGTGATACTTTCTTACCAAAAACGTCGCTTGGGATGATCTTGAACACTGGATTTATGGAATCATAACCAGAAACTTTATAAGAACGTCCTGTCCATTCAATGATTACACCACTGTAGATTTCTTCCCTGACAGATGGGCTTCTGTATAAAAATTGATTAATATTTTCTGCTGGCAATGAACCCAAAATGTTATCAGCATAGAATGTATATGGATTACAGAACCCACCAACCTTATAACCAAGTTGAACACCAAGTGCCCTGATAACATCACCGAAATTGCTTCCAGGTGATTTGTTGTTTGATAATAAGCGATCAGTTATCCATTGTTGATAACCATAATTTATAACCAATTGCCCATTATAAGTTTCACCATGAACTGTGAATTTTGAATGAGAACTTCTATTCAATGTTGACTTTCTGATTAATTGTTTTTGGTCATAAATAAATTCATCGTCTAATGGGTTCCAGCATTGTTCCATCCAACGTGCTGGTTTAATCAAATATCCAATTTGTGACATTGCAAACGGGAATTGTGAAGTTTTTTTCCATTTTGTTTCAACTGGTGAACCATCACCATATACCCAATCTGCTTCTGCTTCTGAATAATTTGGTTTTCTTCTCAACATACCTGCTGTCCATGGGTCTATCAAGTGTCCATATTCATCAACTGGTAATATATTCAATAGCCCAGGTCTTGCATAATATGGATCAATACCAGCCCTCGAACCTTCACGAATAATACCTTTTTCCAAATCTTCCCAAAGGTTCATGTTCCCTCTTGTATATGGGACTGGTCCATAATATGTTTCCCACCAGTCAGGGCTTTCGCTGAAACCTAACATTTCCCATGGATGAGTATGAGGTCTATCTGTATCAAAGAACCAATTGAAGATTCCCCTCCAATGTCCCGGTACTGGATTTCCCAAATTATCTGTAGAAGTGGACCAGTTATAAGTCCACAAATTTGTATAATCAAATCCTGTATGTGGACGATATGATTGTTGGTTTTCAGATACCCAACGTTCAAACATAGGTTGTGAAATGGTGTTTATTTCTTCCCTTGTATATTCCGAAAGTTGTGTTCTGAATTTTCCTGGGAAATAACGTTTGTATTGGAATGCATTATGTGGATTTCCATCTCTAAATTTTAATGGGATTGATTCATAAATTAATGTTTCCAATTCCAAAATAATTTCATCACGATAATCACCAAAAGTTTTCAACAATGAACCATCATGGCATTGGATAACTTCAATAGGAGTTAGGTAAGTATCATCAACATATTTTTCTGGTTTGAATGTTGGGAATAATCCAAGAAAACTTGGAGTTGGGGGGATAAACCAATTCATACCAGCCATATTGGAATATGAGAATGGTGATACCTTATAAACTTTTCCAAGGTTGATTTCTTTCATAATACTATCAATGGCAGCTTTCTTTACAATTTTTCTTTGTGCTTCTGTGGTTGATGTTATGTCTACATGAATAAAATCTTTAATCCAAAATTTAGTCAATTTTTGTAAGAATTTATTTTTAAATCTGGTGTATTCTGTTTCCACAAAACGACTGGACTTCATATAATCCAAATCATCATTGGCATTGCTTATCATAAGGCGCAATAATGGGGATGTATGTTGGATAATTGTCCTACCAAGTGAACGATCCTGTATAGTATCTCTCCAATTATTGGCTTCATATTCAATACCAGAAAAATTTGGTTGGTTCTTAATAATAGCACTAAATTGTGGTAAGAATTGGTCTGATGTTATATAAGATACTTCACTCCAATCTGGATTGATTGCCAAGTTATTTGGTATTTCATAGTGCCCATTAATGTCCAAATCAGGTGTGAGAGGAGAATATGATTTAACTGTAATGTTAGTATTTTTCATAATACTAATGTTTGTTGAATCTGTTGTTTGTAATATTGCTATTTTACTAATAGGTGTTGTGGCATCAAATTCTCTTTGGTTAACTAATAAATAATGTTCACCTGGTGTTGCGACTTTTCCATTAATATAAACCATCAAATTATCTTGTTTATTTAATAGTAAATTAACATCTGGTTCTTGACTGATAATAAATTCTAAATTAGATTTTGGTTTACTATAGTGATAAAAAGTTATAACTTGTCCAACAGATGGAATGTCATAAAATTCAACCTTATTACTATTATCATCCATTTTATAAAATATATTTGTATTGGTGGTAGAATCTTTTACCACGACCCTCAAATAATCTTTTGTTGGAACATTATGATTCAAAATAAACGATGAAGTTACCCCATCACCAATGAATGTTTGTTTATTAATTATTGGTTGGTCAGATGTTACTATAAAATTATCAACGATAAATTGTTTTGATGTTTCGTTAACAGTCCACCAATTATTACCATAAAATTCATCTGATTTAATTTTCCAGAAATAATAACCTGATATTGGTTGGTTATTGTATTTTGATTTTGTATAGGTATAACGAGTATTAACCAAATCGTTGTCAGTTACTATATCCAAGAAATCTTGATACTTTATTTCGCCCCATTCATTATAGGTTAATTTTTTACCAATATATTGATCTGTTACAGTTCTATTATCTGTGTTCAACAAGAACCCAAAAATTTTATTTCCCTTGAATGAGCTTCCTGGGTAACGGGTTTCATCATCCAATCTTACCCCAACATTACCATTTGGGTTAGCATCATAAAGGGTGAATAATGGTTCTTGGTTAACGTCTTTCTTCTCTTGAGCGATAATCCAATTATGCCCATCAAACCACATCTCTTTCCCTTGATATTCACCAAATTTTATTTTAATAATATCACCAATGTTTGGTCCAGCTGTTCCATCTTGACTGTCAGTGACAGGTGTAAAACGCAAGAATCCAGTTATTATTTCAGAATATGATAAGCTAATGTCTGGGTCTGATTCTTCCCATACATCAATATCCAATGGTTCAGAATCCCAAGAATTAACACTGCTTGTTGAAACTGGATTGTCGATTTTTACCAAATATGGTTTGTTGTTTTTAACATCGCTATCAATAATAGCAGTAAATAAAATCGTACTACCATTTTTAATAATTTGAACTTTTTCTGGTTGTTCCGGATATTGTGCTTTTAATGTTCTAATTTGTTCTTGGTATGATATCCCATTGTTTTCATTAATAAATTGCAACGTACCATCAACCTGTAATAATACCCAACGTTCCCCTTGTGGTGGGTGGAAATTATTAAATGGGTCCATAGATTGTGAATCAACATCAATAAGGTCCACAGAACTTCTTCTAAAATCCCCATAATTATAAAGTTCCAAGTTGCGTTCAAAACAAATAATAGGTCTACTGGCTTGTTTATTAATGTTAGTAAACAATGAAGTATTTGATGCCAAAAGAACGTCTTTATGATACCAGTGATTGTTTCTTGCCCAAGAATTTGTATCCTTACAGCCTCGTTCCATGATGATATAATCAGAACTTGTCAAAGTACTCAAATCCCAATCAAACCTATCCCAAGGGAATAAATCCCATGGTGTAGAATTTAGGTCTGTTTCATTAAATTCAACGATAAAAATACTTTTCCCAACGCCTTCAATAGATATAGTTTTTCCATTATAAGCTGGATTTGAGTCGTTTAATAATATTATTCTCATACCAGAAGTGATTTTTACAGAACCTGAATCACCAAAAGTCAAGTCAGCTGCATCTGGTGCTGTCTTACCAACCAATTGTGTATCAATATCAGTGGCTGTTTTAACTAAAATTGGTTCTGGACCATTTTCAAGCCAATAGTATTGGGAGTAGTTGATAAGCATATCCAAATTGATAGGTGGACACCAAGAATAATAATCTTGCTCAAACAAACGATTTTGGTTGGTTATATTAGCACCTTCAGAACGCAATGCTTGTAATAAATCTGCGAAGAAAATTGCATTGGTGATGCTATTACCATTTTTTGTGGTTGCACATGGTTCCAATTGATAAATTGAACGTTCTTGAGATAATTCTGGAACATAAAAATCTTTGGATGGGTCATAATATGATGGCTTTTGACCAATATATCCTGCGACACGTTCACTTTGAACTGGTTGAAATAAATGATCCACAGTAGCAGAAAAGAAATTTTGCAATGTTTGTGTTTGAACAACCCCTGGAAGTTGTTTAATCATTTTTCTTTTATCTGGTACTTGAATTATGTCTGCGTATATAAAAAGTTGTTCGTTATTTGCCATTATTTCCCAATCCTTAATGTTGAATTATTAAAATTAGTCTCAATTGTCACGTTTGTAACATCTGCACAACTTATAAAAAGTTCATCAGATTCACATTTAATTTGGAATAAATTTCCAAACTTTGCTTCTGCATTTAATGGTACTAAAACAATAGAACCAATGATAGTAGCCATCTGTTGATGGATATATGCAGCCATGTCTGTAAAGTAAAAAGTTTCACCAAAATCCCAATTCACTAAACTAAAGTAATTATTTATCGCAGTAATAACTGCACTCTTAATTTCACCATCAGACATTGTTGTGCTATTAGTTTTCACTACTTTAATTATAGCCTTCAAATTGTCATCTGCAGCATTACCAAATAATAATTTATATCTAACTGGCTTCCAAATTAATTGGTCTGATACCATCTTGAAATCTTCAAATTCTGTAAAAGAACTTTGAAGTTCATTAATTGTTGGTGGTAGTGGTTTATCAGTTGTCAATGTCCCTGTAGCTATCCAATTACGCAATGACCTATTATATTCTGTAGTCAATACGTACAAATCAATAATATTTGTAATTGCTGGGTCAATTCGTTGATCTCTTGGTGCATAATGTTTCCATTGGTAATCCAAATTAACACGCCCAACATTATATTCATATGCTCCATCTGCAGCTTGTGTCCAAGGCAATAATGGGTTAGTGATAGGGTCACATTTCCAGAATTTTTTATTTTTCCAATCAAACACAACATTACCATAAACGTTATCAACTTGTTCAAAGTAATTAGGAACAGCTTTTGAACCATCAAATGTTCTAATGAAGAACAATCCATTAGCATAAACAACATCTTCATCAACAGTCGTGCCAGTCAATGGAACCCATGCTGTACCACTGTAACGCCAAATTAAAGCTGAATTATTATCATCAATGTCAAAATATATCATATAAAGATCGCCAATAGCAGCCCCTGTTAGGGTTGGGGTGGAAATATTAGCATAACTTGTGATTGATGTTATTTTATTTGTTGCTGCTGTGCTATAATAGTAAATGTTACCTGATTCCAAATTTGGTAATTGTCTAACATTCAAATTTGGACGTTTGTAAAGATAACCATCTGTCTCTGTATAGGTTTCCCAAAATGCATATCTGAACCTTTCTGAAAGTTGAACATCACCATTGAAAAAGTCATTCATAACAATTTTCTCAAAACTTTCTGGGTCGTCTGGTAAACCATCGTCTTGGGAATCATAAAAGTCAATTTTAACACGACGAGTTTCAACATGCCCATCGTTGTATATAAAAGAATCATAAACTTTAAAATATAAATCTTCCCCAAATGATGAAACAGGGACTTCAACCCAAGAGGTCGAACCTGTTTGTGGAATGGTGTTTAACGCTGTATTGGCAACAGTGGCTCGCCAAGTCTTCCCGTTGTATAAAACGAATTCTCCTTGTTGGTAAACTGTGTTTGATTGCCACACCATTGGGTTTGATGTTGGACGCTTGTTAGTGGAAACTATTTTAATGTAATCTCTTTTTGCCAAGCCTGTAGTCAAATCTGTGACTTTATAGTTGTTAACGTAGAAAAATCTTGTGTCCTTCACAGATTCAAAAACATAAATCATTCCTCTTGCAGTAATGTTCCAACTATCTGGGGAGTATTCAACATATACTAACCATGATGAATCGTTGTTTTGATTTAAAACATCACCAGCAGTGGATAAATTAAAATCGTTGGTCAAGTTAATATGGTTACCATCAATGGCTTTCCAAGTTTTTGTTGGAATATCATAACGAATCGCAAAAGTATTTGAATTACGAATATAAGTTTCAAATGATGAAATCTCAACTTGTACCAAAGTGGTATCAAATGCAGGTTTTATTTGCAAAACAGTATCACCAGTTTTAACTATCGCTGACAACACAACTTCACCTGCAACTGTTCTATCATTATTTGGGAATTCATTTCCATAATTAACAATACTTTCAACTTTTACCCAACCAGCAGACGCAAATTTTATCATTGCACCTTCAGTTATATAGTCTGCATTATTCCCACCAGTGCCTTGTGATACTGAAGTACTGAATATACCTGTATGATTGTAGATAGTCGAATCTGATGCTGTCCATGTGATTGGAACCCAGAAAATTGCATTAGGTGTACCGGGCATATTTGGAGTATTATTAGCTGTTAAAATGAATTGTGATGCCAATTGTTCAAACAAGAAATTTTTCATTTCAGTTGTAACCAATAATGGCTGAAGTTCATCAATAACTATTTGTGTTGGAGTTAAATTTGTTGAACGTGAAATATTCTTATAAGTGTCTTCTCTGGCTTTATAAATTATACCATCATTAGAAAAAACATTTGTATTTTGATAAGTCCCTGTTGGATCGTTGATATCAATATAACGACTGTGACCAGAATATGTTCTATTAACTGCCTTGACCTTTACTGCAACGTTTGAACGTTGTGGGAATAAGTTGTAATCTTCACCAGACACCATACGATTTTGGGTATAATAAACTCTTGGGGCACGAACACGAATTTCTTCAGTTGTTTCTGCTGGTTGTGAATTGGAAACTGTGTCCTTCAATGAAAACGTAAAAGTAACAGTATTCAACTCATTTCTGGAATTATAATAACGCATTGATACTTCTTGACGTTGAATATCTTGTGCCTTTATACGATAAACCAAGCCATTGGATGTTCTATACCATAAACGATAAAATCCTTGTGGGATTGAGCCATAACGTCCATCAGCGAAACGTAAAGAAATTTGCTCGTCTTCCCTTGTGGTTACTGTATAGATGTTACGAACGGTGGCTGCGATGGAGTTATAGATAATGTTTTCCCCGAATAATGTTGGGACGTTCTTCCACTCTTGAATGAATAATCCATTGTCTGTTATTTCATGGAACCAAACGTCAGGTTCGTTGATACCTGTAGTATTGATATCCAAAACACGATTTTCTGTTGGGTTTTGTAAATAGTAATCTTCTTTTTGTAAATTGCCTTCTTTGAAGTAGAAAAAGAACCCTGTATTGTTAGAATTGTTCCCCAAACTATCGTTTTGGTATAATAAACCAAATGAATTAACTGGGTTAGGCGGGACTTCATAAAAATATTCACCATCGGTAAAGTTTGGATTAACGATTTCAAAATTCATTCCAGTTCCATCAATATCAGCACTAAAAGACATTGTTGGAATAGTAAATGGCATGTTGTTCATTGTGTAAAGTTCTGTTTGAATTCCCAAAATAGTCCCTTGATTAACTGGACGACCAAACGGATTAGTGTTAGTGAAAATAGCATTCATAACAATAACCCATTGTTCAAACCAATCCGCATTGGCTGGATCATTCCAAGAAATGACACGATTGGACAAATCTCTATCATTAGAATCAACCAACGATTCGGTGGTGGTTATTTGTTCGATCTTCAATAAACCAGAGGCTGGGTAGTTTCTCTTTGGTGAATAGGATAACATTCTGGCAAGACGCAAAATGGAATCTTTTCTCTCTGCTGTGTCCATAAAATTTTCACGAACGTTCAAGTCAAAGCGGAATGCCAATTGTTCCCCAAGGTAGGCTAATAAATCTAATATGAAAATAAATTCTGAACTTTCAATCCAATCGTTATAATCTTCAGGATAATTTGCACGAATATAATTTACCATTGATGTTCTAATGGTATTAAAATCATAACTTGCGAAATTTATAGAGCTAAAGCTTTGGTAAATTGTTTCCCAAACCTCTGCTGCTAATAATTCATTCTGCCTCGTAGCCTGTGCCATATCTCTTCATTCTCCAAATTTTAAAGTGTCCCCGAACCTGTAAACTCATCATTCAATACTCTTTGGTCAAAATTAGCTGTAAAAACTTCAACTGTTTGTGTTGGGTTATATTTAACAGTAACAGTAGCACCAAAACCATATTCAATTTCATAAACCGATACATCAATTAATTCCAATCTTGGGTCACGATTGACGATACGGGTAATATCATCTTTAATCATACTCGCAACACCACTTGTCATTGGCTCAAAAATTAATCCCCAAATAATACTCCCGAACAATGGTAACCGACGACGAGAACCTTGAGGGGTCATGAACTCGTTTAATAAATCTCTTTTCACAAGGTCAATATCAGTTAATTTGTAATTTCCATCAATTACACCAACTGTTGAGAAACCTCTAAATTTGTCACCGGGATAAATCGTTTTTACCATTTTTATAAACTCCTTTGCTTTTATTTATCTTTTTTATTAACTATAGAGTTAATTTAAATTTATTTTTTATATTTTTCAAAAAACGCTAAAAACGCAACATTGGAAAATGGGTTTTTGTATAAATATAAAAAATGATTTAAAAAGGAGTCACACTATGCTTTTAGAAACTCAACTTGAATTCGATTTCACAGTCCCAAATAACGTTATACCTCTTCAATTCGATGAAGAGGTTTTTTTTATGCCTACAAAATATAATAAAGAATTATTTTGGACGCCATTTATCCAATTAAAAAAAGAAAAAATAATAACTGGTTATAATGAAATGGATGGTATCAAAACCATTACAAAATTTAAAAAAGAGGAAGTATGGGTGGTTAGAGAATGCACAACAGCATATTCATCATTGACTACATTTTTTGAAAATTATTATGATGCCAAAGTAGAATTTGAAAAAACAGTCAATATAAATAGTGAAAAAATTATTACAAATCGCACAAAAACATTCTAAATATTGCTATGGCAATATTAGATAAAGTTAAACAGTTTAAAGATATAATAACAGCATTAATAACAGCAGTATCAATAGGAACAGCTGGATGGACATATATTACAACAAAATTTGCACTAAAAGAAAATGTTGATTATGTTCAATGTTTAAATGACCGTTCAATTAAACAAATAGATATAAAATATGAATTATATTCATTAAAAGAAGGACTACACCAATTATACCAACAAGAAGCTATTATAACAGGTAAATATAAAAATAATATCCCTGCACAAGCATATGTTGAATTAAAGAAATTAACTGATGTTATTACACAACACCAAACACAAATACAAATACTAACTGATAAAAAATCCAAACAAGATGAACGAGATTGTTTGAAGGAGATAAAAAATGTCAAATAAACTATTAATATTATTATCAATAATAATGTTTATAATGAGTATTTCTGTTATTAGTTCTGCAACACCATTAAAACCTAATTGTTCACCATATGATTATGAATGTATAAAAGAAAAAGATTTATTATTATATGAAATAGAAAGAAAAAATCTATTAGAACAACAACAAAAAATGGATGAATTGCGACGTCAACGACAACAGTTAACAATTCCCCCAACATTACCAAACCAACAATCACAACCAAGATTCCAAAAACAAAATTAATTCCCTTGACAATTTTTTAAATCATGGTATTATATCTATATAACGAATTGGAGAAAACATCATGTCCCTCAAGAAGCGTGGAATTAGCCGCCTGATTAATCGGCTGGGTTCTTCTTGTTGGTATACTGGGTTGAATTGTGTCATCGAACATGACACCCACCCTGATACGTTTTATTTCCCCACTCGTGAACACATCTTCCCCAAGTCCCGCATGAACATGCTGACCCATGATGAATTCAATCGTCGCATTCGGGTCAACAATGTTGTCATCGCTTGTCGGTATGTCAATAACGCCATTGGTAATGCCCCAGCCCAAGTCAAGTGTGACCTGCGAGAGCATCTCAAGACTGTCATTGCCGAACATGGCGATGGTACTGGTCAGTTTACCACCCACAACATGGAACTGATCAAGACCAGTGTTGATAGCTTCCTCGATAAGTATCGGGTATACAAGAATTCCCTCGCTTGGGAGATGGTTAACATCTCACTGAATTTCCCGCCTCGCAAGGATAGTGCTTTTGAACGAGCCATCTTCCGACTGGCTATCGTTTATGCCAAGATTATCTGTGTCTCGTTCGTCAAGAATGAACTCAACTTCGTTCGTGATATGCTGGTTGGGGAAAATCGATGAAAAATAATATCTGCTGGTATACAGGGCTGATTTGCGATGATACCAGAAGCCAAACTGCAATGACAAGGGAGCATCTTCTGTCATGCCATCGTTACCGCAATATTCAGTTTGAAAAAATTGGATTTATGAATGTTGTTCCTGCTTGTTCCCTTGTCAATAATGCTATCGGAAATGCCCCAGTCCAAATTAAATATGCCCTTCGGGATTATATTGTGAACAATCTAAAAAAGGGCGGGGATAAATCTGGGCGGTTTTCAAAGCATAATTTGGATATGGTTAGGAGTCTGACAGATAAATTTTTACACAAGTTTAGGATTTATAAAAATCAATTGGCTTGGGATGTGTTGTTCAATGAAGGTCCATTGGAAACAAGCAACCATTATGTAAAATATAGGGCTGCTTGGATTTACACCAAAATTATCTATAGTGAATTGTTTAGCACTGAATTGGATTTTATTAAATCAGTTCACCCAACCACCCAACATTGATTTTGGATTTTGTTGTGTTGTTCTTCATTTCCCTATAAGTTTTCCAACCACCACCATAAGTACCATTGACTTGGGTAATATCAAGGTAAATATTACGATCAATGGTAGGCTTCCATTGTTTTTTGAGTAAATGTGGTTCTGCAAATTGATTATATGTTACGTGGACAGTTGACGTATTATTACCACAATTCATTATACAAATCTCATCAAAGCTATTTGACAAATTTTCTTCAATCCATATAGCAGCATCAATAGCAGCAATATTATAATTTTTAATATAAAAATCAATGGCTTGCCCTTTATAATGTGGGTTGGTGTCATTCCCGTTACGCAAGGCAGAAACGATAACGATATTTTGTTTTAATATACCTGCTGTGATCATTGGTTCCAAAATATTCATAGCCAATGCACGAAGGTTACAAACAACTTCTGTCTTAGTAGTAGCCAATTGTCCATTTATAGAACCAGACATTGTAAAATCCGACAAACGATAATTTGAAGTAAGTTGCATCGTCTTTTGGAAATTTTCAGCATATTGAACTAAATCTTCACACCCAATCATATTATGTTTCTGATTAACCACAGGTGTGGTAATGTTATAGGTTTCAGCCACAACAGGGTTACTGTAGATGTTCTGATAGGATGTTGGGTCAACGACTGGTGGGGTGAAGAATTCGTGCTTCTTGAACCCTGCGAAGTTATCCTGTGATAATTTAGCGATAGTAGCGATGTTGACGTTATTCGGGTACATTTCTGATAGTCGCAATAGGCGGTTTTCTTGTGCTGCTACACCTGCAATTTGAAGCTGTTGAAATGGATTTGCGTTACTAAAGTCATCATCAAAAAATCCATCGGCATAAGCTGGAAATGCCATTCCACCACCAAGCCCACCCAATAAGGCACCCAAGCCTCCCAAACCTAATCCCCCCAAACCCATTAGCCCATCACTGGAGCCATTGGAATTTCCAAGCCCCAATCCATCAAACAATCCTGATCCCTTGCTTGTAGCAGTCCCATAGTCGCATTGATTCCATAATAAGGCTAAAGAATTTGATTGGGATTTTAAAGAAGGGGTATTACTAACGATTTGGTTAATAACCACACCAGCTTCTGCATATTTTTGATTGCCAACCAAAGATTGAAGGTCTGTGTATTTTGTCAAATTGGCAGCACCAACGTTATGGGTCAATCCAACCAATGCATCAAACTGTTCTTGTGATACTGTTGGGTTATTTGCACCAAAAATTCGCTTGGTATTTTGAACATCGTTGAAAGTGTCTTCTCTTGCCAATCCTAAACTTTGTTGTTTGGTGACTCCTTGGGGGAAACGTGTGAACCAATCTGTTCCGAAATTTTCCAATGATCCAAAACCAATAGTTTTTTTAGTTGGGTCTGCTTCTGATGTTTTTGCATAAGGGGAATAACTCGACCCTTGCATCATATGGGCTAATCCTTTGTCTGACAATTCATGTTGTAATAGTGGTTTGTAATTTGTACACTTGTCAGTTTTTGGTGGAACATAATCTGGCTTGGCTATTGCGTCTTTTAATGGCAACATATTAAAAGGGTTACTGAGAAGGTCTTGTGCATCTTTCAACAGTGATTCTGGACCCATTTTTGGCTGTTGATTTTCTTCTGCATATAAAACCTGTCCTTCCAATTTATGGGGTTTCCAAGGCTCGCCTTCAGGTAAAATACTGGTTATACTCTTGGTAACATTTGCGTTATCTGTATGGTTATAAACGAATGGTGTTATTGGCGATTTTGGTAACTGTGGTATCATTTTATTTTCCTTAACAATTCATTTTAATTAATCCAGCTTTTTCTTCATAAGTCCCGCCAGCTTCATTGGTCATATTTCCAGATGCCGTGGTGTAAACTGTCTTTCCCAAACTTACTAAATTTGTCCCTGCAGTGTTATTTATAGAACTTTTGGCTCGTAAATAAAAGTTATCACATTTTTGATGAAGGTCGTTTGTGGCTTCAACATAAATCGTTCTGTGTGACCTTACGTGAACATCGTTTTTGGTTTCAAGCATCAAATTACCAGACCCTCTATCTACACCCGGCACCTCACCCAAGACTTTAATTGATATGTTTCTACCAGCTTCTATATTAATATCTCTGGCAGCTCTCAAATTGAAATCTTCTTCAGTATGGTAGTTAATAGATTTCTTGCAATGGATATCCATCGACCCATCCAAATTCATTTCAATCCAAGAATTACCATCACGGGTATTTATTCTAATAAACCCATGTTTGTCATTGATTATTATTTGGGCACCTTTTGGGGAACGAACTCTAAAAAAGTTTTCTTCGTCGTGCTCGTCAAAAAATAATTGCCATCCTGTTTTGGTCAAAAATCCTGCAACTTTAGATGGGGACTCTCTTCTGGCTGATGATGTGTTCAATCCACGAACATAATCTTCGTTTAGCCCTTGTTTCTTTAATTGGTCATTTATACCTTTAGCTTCTGGTCTAATTGGGCTATTATAATTAACAGAAGTATCTGTTTTACTATATTCTTTTGGGACGCCATATGTTTGAACACCATCTTGTGTAAAAACTTTACTTCCTGGTAATCCCGGCACTGTATGGTTCATTGATGTATCATATAACATTCCAACTACCACACCTTGTGATGGATCACCATTTAAAAACATAACCACCACTTGGTTATCAATATCAGGTGCTGGGAACCACATACCATATGATGTTTGCGTTGAATTATGGTCACCAGTTACGTTTGATAAAGGGGTTGAACCTGCGAATGGTGTAGTGAGAGAACAAATATACCAATCATTTGGGTTAGCTGGGTCACCTGCAAAACCTGGAATAAAAACAGAAACTCTTCCCATTCTTGTTGCATCATTATTGTTTTTAATAAAACCAATATAGGCATGATTAAATTGGACTTGTCCAACACCTGGTCCTCTATTGGCTGCTGCTGATACTGTATTAGCTGGTTGTGCCCCTGATAAAACTACCATTTATATATTCTCCTTATCATACTTTTGTAACATTCAATGTACCATATTTAGCTTCAGCCATTTGTGCTCTCGCTGCAGCTTCACCATTAGCATTAGCAGGACGTTCAAATTTAGTAGTGAAGGTAGAAGTTGCCCCAGCTATAGTTGTTTCCTTTTGCATAGCTTTACCAGCTGCCAATTCACCATATCCACCAGCTTTAGGGTTTCCAGTAGTCAATTGATAATTTAAATAATCCAATTGTTTTTCTTCTGGTATTTGCCCAATTGGTGTCCCCGGTGGATAACCTGCATGTTGTGCCAAAGCATCTTTCTGCCCCCTTGAAGTCCATTGTGCAAGCCCCTCACCTCTCTCGCCACCTGCAGCCATTCTTTTATCTGACAATTTTCCCTCTTCCACTGCTGTTGGGTTTAATCTACTTTCTTTTTCAAGATTAGCAACAATACCTTTTGCTTGTTCTTCTGTCCAATATTCCCCATTTGGACCTTTTTTCGTCATCATATATTCAACATATTTTTTACGTTGAGCTATTCTTTCTGGGCTATCTTCTTTAGTTGGTTTAGAAGGTTTTGGTGGTGGATTTGTTGTTGATTTATTACCATCTTTCCCAACTCCTTCTGCAGGTTTTTGATTTGGTTTTGCTTCTGTTGGGTCTACCGATTGTGTTAACATATTAGTTAATAATTCTCTATATGCTGTAAGCTCTTGTGTGAATTTACCATCAGAAAATTTATGGGTTGCTTTTATGACATTATAAAGACCCTTGAACAAATTCTCACTACTAAATTCCATCGTCCCTGTTTCTTCATTATATGCTTCTGGAAATTTTAATTCCAACAAAAACATGACAGATGCTGCTATAGGATTTGGCTGTTTATTAGCCCTTTCCTCCATTTTTTCCATTAATTTTTTAATGTCTTCTATATTATCTTGTCCCAACCAATACGGGTCTCCAACAATTTCAATTTTTGCTTCAATCATTTGTGAAGTATTATGCGTTTGGTTCAGCATTGCCATTGTCAATTTTTGCATATCAGGTGTTTTATCATTTCCTTCCATTGCAGCAGCAGCAGTTTCCATATCAGCCAATGTTGGTATTTGAATTATATCTATATGCTGCATTTTTTCTAATGCTTCTTTCATTGCCTTACCAACATCAGAATTTTTATATTTTAATTCAATAGCGTAATTGCGTCCACCAACTACCATCCCAGCAGCTTTTCTTGCATTTGTAGCATTTTCAGCTATTTGTTTTGCACTAATTTGATTAATTTGTGCCCTAACACTATCTGCAGCTTTTTGAAAGTTAGTTTTATCAGAACCACCTTTCAACGCAGCAGTACGCAATCCTTGTTCTAACGCTATAAGGCGTTGCATATTATTATTACTTTCTATTGCCCCATCCAACGACATAAGAACAGATTGCCCCGCAACATCATTTTTCAATGCATTAATCATTTTTTGCCCAAGCTCTGTAGTATTAACGTTGGCATCTTTTCCATCACTATCAGTAATCTTTATATTAGAAGATATCTTCCCTGCCAAAGAATTTCTAACATATTCGTCACCATAATAATTAGAGATACCTTTTTTTGCTTCATTATCAACCATTTTTTGTATTTCTGCATCTGTTTTATGTTGTGTCTCTCCAGCAGCTTTTACTTTTGCAATTGCATCCTGAAATGCTGCATTTTTGATAACACCGGCATCTTGTGTATTATAAGTAGCAGTCATTTTCGGTAACTGAGAAAAAGTCATCAAATTCAATTCAATATTAAAACTCAAAAGGTCTTGGTTTTCACCTGTATAAATATGTGAATATTTTTTACAAACCATTTTATTTTTACCAATATTTTTATAACGGTCGTCTTGATGTTCTGCTGTTTTCTTATCCTTTAAATCTCTGTCTTTTGGTTTTTTCTCATCAACAATATGCATAGTAGTCACAAACGGAACAATTCTATGTACATAATGATACTCATATTCTCTCAATATAGCATCATATTGCTTTGGTATAATATCTGATACTATTCTAAAATCAACTTTTAAAATATGTTTCCTATCAACTATTGGCTCGCTTTGTGGAGTCTTTTTTCCTGTAATAACTATTTGCATTTCCTTTGTAGCACACTGAACATCTTGCAAAATTTGTTCAAATGTGGTTCCTTCAGACCACTTACCAATCTTTTCTCGTCCTTGCTGCGATGCAGCTCTATTTGATGTTGATTTGTCATCAACAATTGTCCAATTTTTAAAATCAGGGTTTATACCAAGAGAAGTCATCAACGTCAATGCTTCTTTACTTGCAGTAGAATTTTCAAAAATAAAACTAAAAGTATGTCTTGGTATTGGAACTTTTTCATTTCTTGCTTTTTCATAAAAAGTATCCAATTGTTTTTTTAAATGTCCGTTAAAAAAATCCCAAACTTTTTGTCCTTTTGGAAAATCCATAGTTTTTGGAATTTGAAATACCTGCTTATTTTGTGACATATCACCTATAGGACAACCTTTCAATGTATAATGTGTTCCACCTTCATCTACTTTGGCATTTATACCTGTTATGCAAAATCTCCAAAGCCATCTTGATTTTCCACCAAGAGGAAATGTACATCGTTCATACACACCAGTATTTTTATTTCTCCCAAAAAATTCAATTTCTAAAACATGATGGGTTCCTTTTTTCCAATCCTCAAACCCTAAAATTATAGCTGTTTGATAAAGTGTATCAAACATCGTACAACCATATGGCTCAAATAATTCCATGGTAAATTCTGTAGGGATGGTTTTTCTCGCATCTGAATTTACAGCCAAATTTGTCTCAATAGTAAATGATTGAATATTCAAATCAGCAGTAACTGCTGATTCTGCTATAATAATTCTTTCATCAAAAAATCTACCTTGTTTTGGTTTTCCATCTTTATCTGGGGTTGGACTGACATACTCAAATTCACCCCTTTGTTCCTCCAAAATTCCTCTTACTTCATCCCAATCTGTATTAGATGTAATATTATTATCATATATAGCTAACTTTTCTGGTATCATTGACCAAGTTAAATGGTATGTTGGTTCTGTATAATTATAGATCAATTCATTTGGGAAAATACCATCTAATAATGTGGCAAGACCATTTCTTGGATCTGTATCAGGTTTTTTCAACCCACTAATAGATTGTGCTGTTATTTCTGCAGCTGCTGCTCTTTTTTTAGCTTCTGCTGCTGCTCTTTTTTTAGCTTCTGGTGTGTTAGCATTTGCTAATGCAGTATCCCTTGCCATCATAGCAGGGGTTCTATTATCTAATGCTGCTTTTTGGGCACCAGCCATTCCACCCATACTTACAACAGTTTCAGATGGTTTTTGTGAATCTAATTTAACAGCAGCTTTTTCAGCGTCAGTTCTATTAGCCAACTGAGCTGTTCTATCAGCGTTTGCCTTTTGTGCTTTCTCTACTGCATCATTCATTCCAGTCATACTTATACTTCCCTTTTATTGTTTATTTATAATCAAATAATTCATTCGGTTAATTTTTATCCCATAATGGTCTTTAAATAATTCTTCGATGGTACCCATATTTTCATACCAGCAACCAAGTCATATATAGGGTCTTCTATCAAATCCCGATTTCTAACCATAAATACCCACCAATATTCAGATGTGTCATATAATTCAAATGACAATAAATCTGGGCGCTGGTGATGTTTAGGTTCAACCTCAATAAATAAATCTTTTGAACTCGGTGGAATTGGTCGTTGTTGCCAAAAATCTAAATACCAAGATGTTTGATAAGTCCCATAGTATGGACTCGATTTATTATAAGAAACTGTCATAACCATCCTCCTGAACGTTTTGTAACCCCATCATTTTTCAACATTAATTTACCACTTCTAAATCCATCAAAATCAAAATCTTTACGCCAAGCTCTTGGCTGTTGTTGAACTACCATCTCAATGGAAATATCCAATTTACTCGGTACCCATGTCAATGAATCTGAATTCAAATCACTAATAGAACCACCTGATGCATCAACAGGGACATAATCAACACCCCCTTCAAAATTAACGTCAAATTTTTTCAATATAACAGGCAATTGATTAAACATAAAAAATCCATAAGCATCAAACAACAATAGTGGTGGTGGCATCCCACGCTTTTCATCGGTAGAACCAAATCGCATCTTGGTTATTGTCTTCAAAAAATGAATACAAGCTAAAGTATATCTTGCTTGGTCTGGGGTTTGTGATGTAAATGTCCCCTTCACCGATAAATTTTGAGCAGTGTTTTTACTAAATGCTTGATATTCAGTATTGGCATGAATAAGAGAATATTTTGAATATTCTGTAGCAGGGGTATGAGTTATTGATGGTGTATAGGGAAACAACATCCCATTTGTTGTTTCCAACACTTTCATTATACCAACATAAACTTTTGAACTTGTGCCAGCATATGGACGCAATCTTGCACGTTGGTCTGGTTGTTCTGCTGGCAATTCTGTTTTGACTGGTTCTGGCGATACTTTTTTTTCATTACCAGAATTCATTTTATCAGCTACTGCTTTAGCTTCAGCCTGAACTCTTGTTGATACTGCCTGTGATTTATCATTAGCAATCGCATTAGCTATAATACCATCATTGGTTACTTTTTGTTTCAATGATTGCTGAAACGATGCAGCAGCTTCAGGTGAATTACTATCTATCAAGTCTTGTCTGGCTTTTAATTCTTCAGGTGTAGCCATTAAATCCAACCTCCGTTCCTTAATAATTCACCACTGGCGAATTTATCCCAATTAAACATTTGTTCACCTGGTGAACTTGTTTCAGATTTTCCACCAGGTATATTCCACAAGCTTTGATGAATTTGAGGTACCAATGTTGCCGATATGGTAAAGGTAACAGGTATCCAAGAACTTTTAGTCACACCACCAACTTGAATATCAACTTTGGTGTAGTTAACGCTATCAGGTAAATCATAACTAAAGCCTGTTATGTAAACAGGTAAACTTCTAATATTATATTGTCCAAATGCATCAAGAAAAACCCTTGGTGGTGGTTCACCTGCATTTTTATCTTTTTCACCATAACGCATCTTTGTAATACTTCTAAAAAAATGAATCACAGCTAATGCATATTTTGCCTGATTGACAGTTTGGGATGAAAACATACTCGATGCTGTGATTGTTGGCATTTGTGTTCTCTGATAAGCATAAAAATCTTGGTTAACAGCAGCCATGGCTTGTTGTGAATAATCAGCCGACACTGATAATGGAAATGACCCAGGTGTATAGGGAAATATCACAGAATTATCTGTGACACTAAATGTTTCTTTTAAAAATCCATCACCAAAAATATCAGTACCACGCATAGGGCGAATCCTAACACGCCAATCACTAAAAGGACTCATATCTGGACTGGTTTTTACTGTAGCCTCTTGTTTGGCTTTTTCAGCTGCAGCCTTTTCAGCCGCTGTTTTATCTTCTAATTCTTTTGCTTGCTTGGCTTCTGCAGCTGTTCGTTCTTCTGCAGTTTGAAAACCTTGGCTCCTTAATGAAGCTAATGCATCTTGTTGTGTTGGGACTGGTGTTTTGTTGGTTGCAGCAACCACAGCATTACCAGCAGCAGCAACCTGCTCTTGTGATTTTTTAGCCTGTAATACTGATATTGGTACTGCAACCATTATATCCCCTCAACCTTTCCAACTATTAAATTAAAAATTTCTTCATCAAACTTACCATAAAGTTTTACAAATGCTTCTTGCTTCTTATCAAGTGGGGCGTTACTACCAAGTGTCTTTCTAACAACACTGGCGCTTATTCCATCCTCTTGCATTGGGACTATAATACAATACCCTTTAAATGACATTGGATATAATTCACCCTTCACCACACCAAATTTTTTATTATCCGGGTACAATAACCAATGGTCACTGTCCTTATAACGTTCCTCATAATCTTTTTCCCCAACAGCCATAACCAATGCTTCGTTACCAGAGTATCCATCAAGGATTTCTTTTGGTGTAAACGTAGGGTTGACACACTGAACCACTTTATCCTTTGGCACTGGAAACATCGTTGTCCAAATTTTAAACTTTTCATCAAATGTGAATGGACTTTTAACTGGTTTTGGTAATCCTTTATTTTTACCAGCTTTAAATAACTGCCCTTTGTTTTCAAAATCACAACTGTTACTCGTGCCTATAAAGGTTTTATCAGCACCAAATAATCCAGCCAAGTATTTATAAACAGCATAATGTCCTTTATGGGGTGGTTGAAAACGTCCACCATAAACAACAACAACATCATCAACACCTTGTATTGGTTCTTGTACTTCTGGCTCTAAATCACTCAATCTCATTTTCTTTTCCTCACTTTACTTTTATTTATCCATTCTATTAACTATAGAGTTAATTAAATATATTGACAATCATTAGTAGTTATAAATATACTAACTTATTACACTATTTAATGTTTTTTGGAGAATACAGTTATGACATATATACCACCTAAAAAAATAAATTATCTTTCTAATAAGGAAATATTAAAAGAAATTAACGAAAGCAAAAAAACATTTTGCTATTTTATTGATAAAAAATATGAAGATTATGATGTCATCGTTGAAACAACAGATGATATAACGAGTGAAATAATTGAAAAGGCGTTGGCTACAAGAAAACGACGCTTGGAAAATAAAAACGAACCTGTCTCAGCATTGGATATAGTTATAAGAAGAATTACAAACGAACATATCCCTGTATGCCCAATAAGGGAAGCGAAAGCAGAAACCAAAATAAATAAAGACACAAAAGTTAAAACAAATTTCGCAGCATTCAAACATTATTTTATAGATAGTATGGACATTACCAATACAGATATTGAACAAGAAGATGAAAATGGTGTAATAACCATTACAACAGTCCCAAAATATACCAACATAATTTTAAAAGAAGGTGGAAGAAGTCATTGGGAAAATGGGTTGGAAAATGGTAGTTTCGTAGGGGAAAAAGGAAGAATATCTAATAGATTAGCGTTAATGTTTATGAAATTAGTAGACAAATATGGGCAAAGGTCAAACTGGCGAAACTATTCATACCTCGATGAAATGAAAGCACAAGCCCTTCTACAATTGTCCACAGTGGGTTTGCAATTTGACGAACATCGTTCAGAAAATCCATTCGCCTATTATACCACCATTATCACAACATCGTTTACCAGAATATTGAATACAGAAAAAAAGAACCAAAATTTACGTGATGATCTTTTGGAACAAGCTGGAGAGGTGTCGTCATCAACAAGGCAATTAGACCATGAAAGCACAGAAGCCCAAGCAAGGGAGTTAGCCTTTACACTAACAGATGAAGATGATTTGATTACTGCTTCAGAACAACATTATGACTTGCACACAAGAAAAATATCAGCCAAAAAAGAAGATTTCGTAAAAGCAGTATTGGCTCACTACAATCACAATAATAAATAATTTGACTTCAGTATTGGGTTTCCTCTAATATAACATATGTTTAAATAGAGGGAACCCAATAATGTCAGAACAATTATTCAAAAAAGCTATAGTATTCACAGATATTCATTTCGGCGCAAAACAAAATAATCAACAACACAATGATGATTGTTTAAATTTCGTCAAATGGATGATTGAAGAGGGGAAAACTTGGGGGGCAGATACTTGTATTTTTACAGGTGATTTTCATAATCAAAGAAACACACTTCATGTCGGGACAATGAATTATTCCCTAACAGCGTTAGAATTAATATCAGGAGCATTCAAACAATTTTGGTTTATACCGGGAAATCATGATCTATTTTATCGAGAAAAACGGGACTTGAATTCAATCGAATGGGCAAGAAATATAAAAAATTTACAAATTATTAACGATTTCGTTACAGTTGGTGATGTTACTTTTGCCCCTTGGTTGGTAGATGATGAACACAAAAAAATCCCCCATATTAAATCTCGCTACATGTTTGGGCATTTTGAACTCCCACACTTTTATATGAACAAAATGATCCAAATGCCAGATAATGGTAATGCTAACGATATTAAAGATTTCAAGAAACAAGAATATGTTTTCTCAGGGCATTTCCATAAACGTCAAGTTAGAGAAAATGTCGTCTACATGGGTAATTGTTTTCCACACAATTTTTCCGACGCTTGGGATGATGAAAGAGGGATGATGTTCTTGGAGTGGGGGAAAGAGCCTTTCTTCAAAAATTGGGATATGGCACCAAAATATCATACCCTAAAATTGAGCCAGCTTTTGGAAACACCAGAAAAATTTATTGATGATAGAACTTTCGCTAAAGTGGATATTGATTTTGAAATTTCATTTGAAGAAGCGTCAGTTATCAAAGAAACCCTTACAGAACATTATGGGGCAAGAAAGATAGAATTAATCCAATCTTCCCGTTCAATCGAAGAACAAGAATTTGATGGTGAAGTTGAATTCCGTTCCATTGACCAATTGGTTATTGAAGGATTGAAAAGCTTCGAAAGTGAACTAATCAATAAAGACAAATTAGTCGATATATATTTAAACCTTTAAAATAAGGAAACGATAATGCTAAAATTAAAAAGAATTACTATTAAAAATTTTCTTTCAGTCGGTAATGTTCCACAGGTAATTGATTTAGACGCAACAGGGTTAACCCTCATTATGGGTGAAAATTTAGACGCAATTGGTGATCCAAATGCTGCCCGTAATGGGACTGGAAAATCCACGATTGTGAACGCCATATCATTTGCCCTATTTTCTTGGCCAATTACACCAATCAAAAAAGATAATCTCGTCAACAAAAGTAATTCAAAAGAAATGGAAGTTATTTTGGATTTTGAAAAAGATGGTATAAATTATCGTATTGAACGTGGACGCAAACCAACTTTTACCCGTTGGTATGTAGGTGATAGAGAACAATTGGTACCAGATAATGATGAATCCCATGGTGACTCAAAGTGGACTAATGCAGAAATCGTCAAAGTGTTAGGTCTTTCCCCTTCATTATTCAAACATATTATAGCACTGAATACCTATACAACACCATTCCTCAATTTAGCAGCCAAAGATCAAAGAGAAATAATCGAAGAACTTCTTGGTATTACAATGCTATCGTTAAAAGCAGATAAATTAAAAGCCCTATTGAATGGTGACAAAGCACTTGGTATTGACGGGACCAAAGATTATATCAAAGAAGAAGAAATTAAAATTGAAGCTATCACTAAAGCCAACGAAAAAGTTGAAAAAATCATCTCTGACTTGGAAAATAGAAAGAAGGTTTGGGATGCTGATAATAGTAGTAACGTCAAGCGTTTGAATTTATCAATTGATAAATTGTCTCACGTTGATATTGATGCTGAATTGGTAGCACACGATAATAAAGCTAAAAAATTAGAAAATGATAAGTTGGTCGTTGGGTTGGAAAAAGAGTTGACTTCGTTTAAAGCGTTGAAAACCAAATTGGATAAATGGGATGATGATAAGGTTGTAAGGGTCTTGGAATATAAAAAAGCCATCGATGAGCTTTCCCATATCAATATTGAAAATGAATTAGCAGCCCATGAAAACAAAACCAAAAAAGCAACGTTAGTAACTGAAATTTCACACTTGGAAACGTCTTTTAAACAGAAAGACAAGAATATCACAAGATTGGAAACGTTACTAAAGAAAGAACAAGATAATCTCGCCAAAGCTGTTGAACATAATTGCCCCACTTGTGGACAAGAAATTCATGATAGTTCTTTGGATGAATTGATTGAAGAATTGAATGGGAATATTTTAAAACATACCACTGATTTGAAAAAAGAACAAGATGAAGTTGAAATTTTAGAAAAATCCATTGAAGAAAAAAACAAAGCTTTGGGGGATTTGGGGGATACAAAAACCTATTACAATAAAATCAACGATGCTTATAACCATCGTTCCACAATTGAACAATTGGAAAAAGATTTGGAACGTGAAGAAAAAGATGTTAACCCATATTTGGAACAAGTTAATGAAATCGATGTTGGGATGATTGAAGGTGAAATTGAAAAATTGAAAGCCATTGTATTTGGGAATTGTAAAACCTATTATGACACAGTTGATGAAGCATATGAACATCGGTTGAAGTTGGAGAAGTTGATCTCAGAACGAGATAGGGAAGTTGGGTTGATTAATCCATTCATTGAACAAATCAACCAGACAAGAGATGATGGACTTCAGGTGGTGAATCGTGATAGACTCGAATCCCTGTATATGTTGAGGGACCATCAAGCGATATTGTTGAAGCTATTGACAGACAAGAACTCGTTCATTCGTAAAAAAATTATCGACCAAAATCTTGCATTCCTAAATCATCGGTTGAACCATTATATTGCCAAGTTAGGGTTGCCACACGAAGTCAAATTTATGAACGATTTGAATGTGGAAATTACCTACCTTGGGCATGATTATGATGCCGGAAATCTTTCCCGTGGTGAGCATAATCGTTTGATTCTTGGGTTGAGTTGGGCGTTTAGGGATATTTGGGAAAGTATGAACACCAATATTAATCTATTTTTTATTGACGAAATCCTTGATAGTGGGCTTGATACTATCGGGGTGGAAACAGCTTATGATATTTTGAAAACGTTCTCAAGGGATCGTGCCAAAAGCGTATTCTTGATTTCCCATCGAGAAGAATTGTTGAATCGTTCAAGTAATGTGTTAAAGGTTATAAAGGAAAATTCGTTTACTTCTTTTATGCAGGAATAAAAATTTCCCTTGACTATTTAGAACCCCCTTGATATTGTAAGTCAAGGGAGTTTTTTAGTTTGGAAGGGAATAGTATGGATAAGACCGCAACAGAAGAAGTTGAATTCACAAAAGTCAATAAATATCATTCAGATTGGGATGCAAAGGCAATTTTTTCCGGGTACAACCTAAAGGTGACCCTAAAGCATCAAGACTCGTTCATCACACAGTTAAACAATACTAACAAAATTAAACAAAAATTTACAAAGGATTTGGGGGAAGAAGGGGGTAGGTGGTATTGCAAAAAAGATGACTTCTATCTCACTGATTCTATTGTCCTTTTACAATGGAAAATGTATTCTATTGAAGATTTTAACTCTTGGTTCGGAACTGTAGAACAACATACAGAAGATGAAGAAGCCATTTTGAGACAAGAAGAAGAAAAAGAATTGCGGGTCAAAGAAGCTAAAGAACGGGCTGAATTTTTAAAGAGGGCTAAAGAAGAAGATAAAGATAAATAATAGAAACTGTTTTTTGGAGTTTCTATTATGAAGTATTATCACATTGACCCCACTTTTCTATTAGAAGGGTATAATTTATTCGAAGCCAACACTTATGAACAATTGGTAGACAAACTTGTTTCTATTCAAGGGTTGATTAACGCTGGGGTGGAAGGTGAAGTTAACGCTGCGAAAAATATGTATGGAAAAGTTCTTGATAGAATCAGAAAAGAATTTGGTGATTTGAAAGCCAAACAAGCTGAAGATGCTGTTGCGAGAAGGTCATACAAAAAACCAGAACCAAAACAATCTTATCAAGAACCACCAAGGTCAACACAATCAAGTTCTCAAAATAACAGGTCTAACCAAAAGGACACAATTGATCACAAATATAAAAAAGGTGACAGAATAGTGTTTATTAGCTATACTACTAAAGAAAAAACAGGAATTATAAATAAATTAAATTCCAAATTGTGGTATATAGTGTACGCTGAAGATGGTAGCAGGTCTTTTCCAATACACCAAAGTGATATTTTAGGGAAGACTCGTTTCAAAATTGGCGATACTGTTTTAGTAGGGAAAGTCAAAAGTGTCGTGGAAAATTTTATCCAAGATAATGTTTATGGTTTTAAAATTGTTCTTCGTGATGCCTTGAAACCATTCAGAGATGAAGATTTAACCCCATTCGTTGATAAACCAAAATCAAATCCATATGATGAACCAGATTTTGAAGAATTTAAATACAAAGATTATGAAGATTTTGATTATGAAGAACCAAAATCAAATCCTTATGACGATGAAAAAGAATATTCAAAATATAAAAATAAATCATCAGGGAAAACACAAAATGGGGAATATTATGACCCAACTTCAGGATGGACTTTTAAAATTGCTCGTTTCACAGACCCTTATGCTGGAAAACGTGGTAGCGACAAATTAATTGGATATGCTTATAAAAATGGTATGTGGAAGGATTTTTATGGTGGTTTTGGCGGAAAACAATCCAATGACCCATCTACAGAATTCGCAGCTAAAAAACGTTTTACTGATAAATGTTCAAAAAAGAAAGACCCTTATGTTCCAGTCAATATTGAAAAAGACTTGAGCAGTTATAAATGGTTATTCCAACAGGCTATATATTGGTGATAAAATGAGAGCATATGAATTTTTAAACGAAACCATCGTCAATCGTCCAAGAAAATTAAAACATTATCTTGAAACCAGAATCAAACAACTTTCAGAACTGGAAAATCAATTGGCTATTGGACAAGAATTAGTCAAAAATAACGAAAGGGTTGGGAGTGATTTGGTTAGTCAATTCATAAGGATTGGAAGTGATTATTCAATCAGCCCAAGCGTTGGTAATGTGGAATATTTTGTCAGACAATTTGAAAGATTTTTTCCCATCATTGAAGTCAAAAAATCTTTAGAGGATTATCTTCGTCATGGTCCATCGTTTATCCAATATATCATCGGGAAATTTGAATATACACAACCTTTCCACGACGATTATAGGGAAATTTTTGATGGGTTGAAATTCGTCAAGGATGGAGCTAAAGGGTATGGTTTTAACGATAATGACGACGATCCTGAATATTTGGCTGCGTTGGAATTGTGCAAGGGTCTTGTCATAGTCAAGGGGGTCATTGAAAAGGCATCCCCAATTTTGAAAGAGATTAAAGAAAAAATTTCAGCAGTGATACGTGTGAAACAATTTGAATTGGACCCACACAAATATCGTCCAGAACACGATGAAGTGGAAACATTATATCATGCCACTGCGTTTGCAAGCGAAATCGTCAGAGATGGTTTCAAGGCTGAAAAACCACAAGGTAGGAGGGGTTTAGGGAATTATGGGGAACAGAATGGTATTTCATTCACCCACGATTATAAAATTGCCCAAGATTTATGTCGTGCTTTGAGGGAAGTGTGGATGATACAACATGGGCAATTGTCGGCAAAAACTATTTTAGGTTGGTTTAAAGCTGAAAAAATTGACCAGAAATATGAAAATATTGCTGGCACTGTAGGGATTGGCGTTGAAGAACCAAATGAAGATTCAAGGTTCCAATCAAGGTATCGTTTGAAACAACTCCATGAATTGAAGTCCAAAGAAGAAACAGCCAAGCTATATAAGGTCTATTTGGCACTTTCAGAAATCCGCACAGACCCAATGTTTACCTATATTGAAGAAACGTTAGAGTTAATGAAAGATAGGGATATAAAGGATATTGGGATTTTGGCTTGTGTGGTAAAGTTAGAAGAAAAAGATGAATATTTATTTGGTGAAAGTGAATTTAGACTTCCACCAAATAGGGTTCAATCAATTAAACGAATAATTTAACTACAAATAGTTATAATATTTTCTTTATTTTTAATAACAAATGGTTTCATTTCTGTTATTATAAAAGTTTTATAATTAACATAATTTGTTGGCATAATAAATTTTTCTACTAATCTACCATCAAACACAATATAAGTAGATTTATTATTAATTTTAAAAATAGTAAACCAAACATCAGAATCATCACACACACAAACTGTTTGTTCGATCCACTCATCAAGTTGTTTACAATCCCCATCACAAATAAGTTGATGAAATGAAAAATCTTTATAATTTTTACTTTCAATCACTAATTTTGGTAAATTGTCTGGCGGGATAATATCACCCTTTGATAATATCTGCTGTGTATTTGATAAAGACATTTTTCTAAAACTATTTTTCCCACCAATAAAGGCACCACTATTTGGGACTCTAACAAATGATCCACCCAATGTTTCGGAAAGAAACATACAAATTTCTCTTTCCCCCCTATTTCCTTTTGATTTTGATGGTGATTTTTTTCGTTTAACTGTTTCCATTTTGTTCATCCTCTATATATTTCCATATTTTATGTTCTTTATGCCTAACACAACAAACTAAACTTTTCGAAACTTCTAATTTTGTTGATATATATTTATTTTTGAATCCTTCCAATATTAATTTAGCAATTTGTTTATATAAATCTATTTTTTGTTCAAATATTTTTTGTTGTATTTTTATACCTGCTTCAGATTTCTTTTTACTAATTAATTGTTTCTTTTCTTCTGAATAAGTATTATAAATTTCCCGTGTTTTATTTGCGTGTTGTTGTTTTTCTTCTTCAGTTTTATTTTCCCAATTAGTTTTATGTTTTTCTGATAAATTTTGTTTCATTTGTTCTGCTTTTTCTTCACCATACAGTTCTTCAAATGTTCTTGGTTGAAAATTTTCTTGGTGTGTAGTTTGTTTCTTTTTTCTAATATCATCAACTTGTTCTGGGGTAAAACGATTTTCCAATTTTCGTTCTTCTTCTGACATAGAATTCCATCTTATTTTGGCTGCTTCTGAATATAATTTTTTAGATTTATCTGTTCTTTTTTTACCTTTAGTCTTTTTAACTCTTTTATTTATATGTTCTTCACTTTGTGAGATACCAGAAAATTTATCACTCATCAAATCTGAAAATTTTTCCTTTAACCAAGAATATTGTTTGTTATTATATTTTTTCCTATTTTTATACATCATAGCATTGGCAGCATAAATCATACTCCCACCATATATCTTAGCCAATAAAAGATGAGCAATAAAATGCTCTCTTGCTGTTAAACATACCAAATTAAAGCTATCATCAATCAATTCTGGAAATAAAATTCTTGGTTTTATATGATGGGTTTCAACATAACAATTTGATGTTTTTTTAGTCCAATTTCTTTCTTTAGCTTTATTAATTAATTGTTCATATATAAATTGATAATTCATTTTCGGTTACCCCAGTATAAATATTGTTGTGGGACAGCTGATACTCCAGTGTCCAGTTTCAAATGATTGATATTCATTTGATTACCACATCTATTTATCTTTTTTTTGAAAAACCCCCACATAATAAAATTTTTTCCTTGTAATTCAATTGTTTAAAATATTTAGTATTTATTTTTTAAAATTGTTAAAATTTTTTGTCAAAAATTCAAATTTACAGATAAATTAATATAGACATCAGAGATGACGTCAATCTATAGTAAATGAATATTGGCTCACTAACTATATTCTAACTACTCATTTTTGCCACCAGGCGTAAAACTCACAATAGCATTGGTATTTAAACAATTAACGGAATACAGGACCGTAATGTTGAGGTGTGGCTATTGACATCGTTTGGAAAGAACGGGTGGATATTATCAAGCTATTAAAGGGTAGCTGTTAGCAAGGATATCTAATGTAATTATTGACTTTAATTGTAATTATATTCCGAAACCGCCATCACTTAAATGTGTAAAAGGGGACCAATAACTGATGGTTATTGTAAGAATGAGCAGGCAATGTCCCAGCACTGACAACCTGCAATCCATGTGATCTCCATGTAAGGAATTAATAGTTCCGTCCGTATGGGATGATTATTTGGCTTCGCATTTAGTTTGTAGTCAATAATGAAAAAATAATAAAATAAAATTATTGTGATTATCTAAACCTACAAAACAGTTAAAATGAATATCATGTGAGTAGTAATTTTTTCCAGAAGAATGTTAATTAAACGTCAGCGTTTAATAGAAGCTATATTTTAGATTTAGTCTTTACTAAATTCTAAAACAAAAAACACTTCGTCAAATATCTCAGGTCGTAGGAGCATAATCGCATTTTTTAAAATCCGATTTATCTTGGTTATAATATCACGAGCCAAGCGTGGACACCGGCTATTCCCGTAAAATACTTCGTTGTAAAGGGAAGGTAGAAACCGAATCTTGGAAGGATTAGTAGCCCGCCTTCCAGTTAGAAATTCATAAAAGAATTCGTCATCTAACAATTTGGTTAGGATATTTGAGTGGTTGAAAAGTCAATACTTCACACAAAAAATTTACTTTACTTTAGGAAAAACATAGAGATAATTTTGTGTACTTTTTTTCGATATGTTTTTCTTAGGGTAGAGTGTGTGATCTCCCTTTCAATAACAACTCTTCTTCTTATAATTAAAACAATATAATGGGAAACAGAATTGAGTACTTTAAAATTATATCTCCCCGTAAAAATAAAAACATAATCGCGCTGAAAATTAAATAAAACTATCTCCCCGTAAAAATAAAAAGAACATTAATGAATAGATCTCTCTAAAAAATATTAAAAAGAATACTCATAAAAATTTCAGAGAGATATCTCTGATAAAAACATCAGACATAATGCTACCATTGTTTCAATAAAAATTTCAGAGAGTGTCTTGACTTTAAAGTGAACTAAAAAATTTTCGGGATATTAAAAAAGCCCCTAAAGGGCTTTATTCTAATTCAAGGATTTTTTGATTGGTGGCTGCATAACTGGCGAAATGATCTGCGACCTCATTGTATTTATTTCCATTATGTCCTTTAATCCAAACCCAATCAATGTCATGATAATGTGCTATTTTTTCTAATTTTTGCCACAAATCCCAATTGGCAAGTTCTGCTAACTTACTAAAGTTTCCTGATTTAGATTCAAATTCATTGACGAGTTGTTCCTTTTGAAAAATAAATTTCTTTTCTAAATTTATTTTCTTTTCAGGACCAGCTTTTTTAAATGACTTTTTGAAAGAATTTTCTAAAATGGTTATTTTTTCTTTTAAACAATCCATGTCATATTTTGGGGATTTTTTTCTTGCTTCACAAACATCCTTCCAAACTTTCATTCTTTTTGAATTACCAGTCATACCATTAATTAAAATTTGGGAATCAGAATAAATTTTTACATTTGACCCAAGTGGTAGTGCTTCGATGGCTTTTATGGCTGCTATCATTTCCATACGATTATTTGTAGTATTAGTTTCGAAACCAGAAATGATTTCAATGTTTCCTTCAATTTCAAATAAAGCACACCAACCACCGTCACCTTTATTATTGGTTCCCATGGTTCTCGCATAACAACTTCCATCAGTGTAAATATTAATCATATAAAATACCTCAATAGTGTAATTGTTTATAATATTATAGATATCAAATAGTTGTCAATATTTAAAATTACAATAGAGGCATTTTTGACTCTTTTGTTCTTTTTATGTTCTCATTTATCAATTTAAATATACTTTCTCTTTCACTTAAACTCAAAGACCAAGCTTCATTTCTCGTTATACCACCTCTCATATACCAGCCTATTTGATCTATTTGTTCCAATAAGGCTCCTGCTCTGCGTTCATACCCATTTATTATATCTTGCATTTCTTCTGGGGTTTCAGCAGCCAAGAGCCTTATCCGAAAAAATGGCTTGGATCAAAAGAAATTTCTGTCTCCCAATGATGGTCGCAATTAACACAATCCACTTGAACTTTTCTATTAATACCAGTGTTATTCAATTGTTGAACAATATCTTGGATTGATTTTGTCGTTACCTTGTCACTATTTTGAATAAATTCTTTAATAAAATCATGGTCCGAAATCTCATCACCATCAGGTGTAGTGACTTTAATAATAGCATCAGGTAATAAATCAATTGCCAAGTTGGACACTCTTCCCATCGCTTCTTTGGATTTTAACTTTTGAACATCCTCTGGTGCATCCTTGAACGCTTGGAGGAATTTCATTTCTTCATAAGCAGCCAAAGACGCTGTGATGGTTGTTTTGTAGCTATAAGGTTTCAAATGAAAAGTCAATCCATTCAATGAAGTAAAGGTGTATTCAGAATCCAAAAACGTAATTTCCCCTAACACTTCTTTGATATTAATAGCAAACTGGTTTTCTGCTTCACAATTTGGGCAGCTAATATCCAATTCCATTTCATTTCCATAAGTAGCCACTCTAATAGCCAAAAGCAACGTATCAACATCTGGTGTCAAAAGTGCATCAACATCATATAAATCTGGGATGCAACTTTTCATTAACCCTTTTATCGCCTCCCCATTAAAAAGTGCATCAGGATTTTGTAGTAACAATTCGTCGGCTGCAGCCATTGGTTGAACTGCAACTTGCCCCATATTCGTCATTTTGATTGTGCGGTCATTATAGAATTGCCCCTTGGTTGGAAGGTTCACGAAAGTCCCGGGTTTTCTAAAATACTTCGCCAATGGGTTTTGATTGCGTTCAATGGTTCTATCGAATTTCACCTCTACAGTGTTTTGATAAGCTGGGGCAAAATTTGGTAAATCATCATAAGCCTGTTGTCTAACAGGGCGTCTTGGAAGAACATCATCTGGGATAACATCCATTGGAACATCTTCTTCATCTTCCACTAACAACTGACGTTGTTTTGGATTATATTTTGCAAACGCTTCATCTGCTACATTAAATTTTTGCATAACATGTGGTGCATCATCATTTAACGGAAAATTTATTTTAGCCATTTTTGGTAACCTCCTGGTCATTTTTCTATTATAGGGATATTTATAACCATTATTAACTATATAGTTAATTATTTTATAAATACAATAAAGAAATATTTTTAATTAAATGGGGAATTTTGGTTATGGCAACTGATGACGAATTACAGAAACGTATTGACGAATTAGAAAAAACCCTTGCAGGTATGAATAAAGCATATAGAGATGCTAATAAAGCTGTAATTGATGATATTAAAGCTAAAGCAGCGCAGGGTGGTAAAGCAGCGCAGTTATCTAAAAGAAATATTGATATGCTTGAAGCAGAAATGGCTGCTACTAAAAGAAAAATTAATGCTTCATTACATGAAGCAGAAACAGTTGAGGAAGCAACTGCTGCATTACAGAAGAATATGAAGCAAGAAAATTTATTTGCAGGGATGCTTAATAAACGTTTTGATGCTGAAGGAAAATTGACTTCTAAATCATCACTGTTGGGACATAATTATACTGTATTGGGTGATGCTGCATCACAATTAGGTAGTGGTCAAGGTGGATTTAAAACATTATTGGGTATGACAGGTATGGCAGGTGGTGCTTTAGGGGCATTAGCTTTAGCTTTAGATGATACCACAAAACATTTTAGTGCAATGAAAGAAACAGGTGCATCATTGGATGATTCAATGATGACAATGAGAATGAATGCTTCTGCTGCTGGTATGTCGCTTGATAATTTTACAAATTTTATTAGTGGGACAAGTGCTGAAGTTAGAAGATTTGGTATGGAAGGTTTGGGTGCTGTGACTGTTAATACAAGGCGTGCTCTTGAGGGTGTTGGAAATCTTGGTATGACTACAGAAATGACCACCAAAGCATTGGGTGATTATATGGAAACTGAAACTGCTCGTATGACTTATAATCAAATGCGCGACAAAGATAACCAAGCAAAAGTATCTCAAAATTTCCAATCATTTGTGAAAGATGTTGATAGTGTATCAAAAGCCACAGGTGTAGCCAGAAAAGATATTATAGCTGCATTCAAAAATATATTTAAAGACGACACGATGGCGCTTTTAACAAAGGATATGTTTGGTAAAGCCAAAGATAATTTGGGGTTGAGTTTGGCTGGTATTGGTGCTGTTAGTCAACCTGTTGGTGATTTAATGGCTGAAATGATTAGAGACCAAAAGGCATTTGGTAGTAGTATTAGGTCTGGAACATCAGCTGTTATGGAAGGATTCGCTCCGGGGTTTGCTGATTTGACTAAAAAGATGGGTGATGGTACAATGACTGCTGCTCAATCCACCAGGGCTTTGGCTAATATGGCAAAGGGAATAGATAAAAGTTCCATTCCACAATTAGAAGCAATGTCTCGTGCTGGGGATGAAGGGGCGAAAAAATTATTAAATCTTGCCAGACAATCAGAAGCGTTACAATCTGCAGCCCAACGAGCAGAAGAAGCAGAAAATAGTAAATTAAAATCCTTTAGTATTTTGATGCAAAATATTGAAGGTATAGGACAAAAATTAATGGCTATTTTTAGTGGGGTGATTAATGTTGTGGGGACAATATTGAGTCCTGCATTTAATCTTATTGGTAAAATAGTATTGCAATTGGGGAGTGTATTAAATCCATTAATTGATATGCTCAAATCATTGACAGAAAAATTTAGTAATATGATTGATTATTTAAATGACTGGTTGGGTGAAGATGTTTTTGGTGCAATACAACTTGGTATGATAGGTGCTCTTTGGTTTCTTAAAGATAGAATTAGAATGGTGTTTGGTAATATGGTTGAAAAAATCACACCTGGTTTGATGAAAAAAATTCAAGAATCCATAGAAAAGTCACCCATGGGTGGTATGGTTGGGAAAGCTAAAGGGGGATTGGGTGGGGCAATGGATGCTGCTAAAGGTGCATTGGGTATTGCTGGTGAAGGTCTTATGGGAACAAAAACAAATCCAATGTATGTTATAATGGTACAAGGAGCGATGGGTGGGGCTGGTGAAGGGAGTATTACAAGAGACCCTTCTGGGTATGTACCTGATAAAAAACCACCTGTAGATGATGTTAAAAAATCAATAAAAGAAAAGGCAAAAGAAACAGCTAAAGCGGCAATCGAAACAGTTAAAGACCCTAAAGCAATGAAAGATATGGCAACAGGTGCAGTTAAATCTGTCGGTGGTGCTTTAAAAGCTAATGTTGGTATGGCTGCAGGTATAGCTGCTGTTGGATTAAATATGGCAGCAAGTCATATGGAAGAAGGTTCAACAGCGCAAAAAGTTACAAAGGGATTGGGTACTGTTGGTGAATATGCAGCCATGGGTGCTGCATTTGGACCTTGGGGTGCTGGTATAGGTGCTGCACTTGGTGCTATTATGGCTATTTTTGAAAATTGGGATGATATAGCAGCTTGGTGGGAAGATTTTAATTTAGCTGGATTATTAGATGATGCTTTTAAAGGTATGGGAAAAGGATTGTTGGCTGTTGGTGGCTGGGTTCTTGATGCTGTTTTATGGCCGTTTAAAAAATTATATGAATTTGATAAATGGTTGGCTGGAAAAATCATAGATGGCTTTAAAGCTATTGGAAAATTTTTCACAGATATGTGGGATGGTGCAATTGAATATATACAAAGTAAACTTCCATCTTGGATGGGTGGGAAAAGTAAATCAGATGAAGGTGGTGGCTCTGACGATAGTGGAATGTCAGACACAGGTGAAGGTGGTGGAGGTCCAGGTGATGTTTCAGCAGGTGCAGGTCGTCCATATGGAAACCCAAGTGAAGGGAAGACCCCTGATTTATATGGTGCTGGTGACACAGCCAATTCATCATTGACAGCAAATTCAAAACCAGGTGATTGGATTGCTCCTGATACTGTTGATGGTAATAAAATCCAAGAAAGAATATTATTAGCACAAGAAGAAGCCAATGAAATAGCTAAAGCTAAATTAGCAAAAGATGCACAAGACAACAAAAGGCTTATTGACGCAACTAATAGATCACGTAATGAAGGTGCTTATAATATAGTATAATTTTTAATTTTATTTTTCGCAACTATTAATGTTATAATGATAAATAAAATAAAACCAAATTAGGAAACAAAATCTATGCCTTGGAAAAAACATTTCGTTCACGTACCACGCAATCAACGACTTGAACAAGCGTTGCAAGTAGCCAATCAACAGAATTATAATTCCAGTGATGCACCTGCTACTGCGAATTCAAAATATTCATCATATCTACCAGAAGTGTATGCAGGACAACCAAACAGAATTGAACGTTATACCCAATATGATAACATGGACCAAGATTCAGATATTAAAATCGCCCTTGATATCATTGCAGATTTTTGTACCCAAACAGAAGAACAAAACCCCTTACCATTTGACTTTGAATTCTTTGAAGACGCCATTGATTCAGAAATTGAAGTCCTGAAAGCATCGATGTTATCATGGATTAAAGTGAATAAATTCCAATCAAGAATTTGGTCTATCGTTCGCAATACTATTAAATATGGAGATCAATTCTTTATTCGTGACCCGGAAACTTTTGAATGGCAATGGGTAGACCCAGCTAACGTTTTAAAAATTGTGGTTGACGAGTCCAAAGGGAAAAAACCCCTTATGTACATCATGAAGAATTTGGAATTGAACCTCGTAAATAAAACAGCATCCAAACCAGTTGTACAATCAACCTACAACGCAATTGGACCACATTCAGTTGGAAATTATGGGACACAGAACGTAACATCACCATCAAAAGCAGGTATGCCAGGATCAAAACAACAATCAGAAGCATCTTATGAAATTGACGCCAAACACGTTATCCATCTTTCTATGACAACTGGGCAAGATATTAGTTGGCCATTTGGAACATCTGTTCTTGAATCCATCTACAAAACCTATAAACAAAAAGAACTTTTAGAAGATTCAGTTATAATTTACCGTGTTCAACGTGCCCCAGATAGACGAGTATTTTATATCGACGTTGGTAGTACACCTCCAATGAAAGCCCAACCATATTTGGAAAAAGTGAAGAACCAAATCCACCAACGTAGAATTCCAAATCGCACTGGTGGTGGATTGAACATTGGTGACGCTGCCTTTAACCCATTAGGGATGTTGGAGGATTACTTCTTCGCTGTTGGTGAAAACTCCAGAGGTTCCCGTGTTGAACAATTGGGTGAAGGTGGAAATATCAATGAAATCGCAGACTTACAATATTTTTCCAGAAAATTAATTCGTGGTTTGGGTATCCCTACAAGCTATATCCCATTGGGAACAGATGATGGGAGTACACAAATGACAGATGGTAAAACAGGAACTGCTTATATACAAGAATTCCGTTTTAGTAAGACATGTGAAAGAATCCAACGATTGTTTATAGAGACAATAGATTTAGAGTTCAAGAGATTTATGGAACGAAAGGGCGTCCAAATTGATAGTGAATTATTCCAAGTCACCTTTAACCAACCACAAAATTTTTCCAGCTATCGTCAAATAGAACTTGACAGTGCTCAAATTGGGGTATTTTCATCATTAGCTGACGTTCCATATTTATCCAAGAGATTTATAATGAAACGCTTCTTGAATCTTTCAGAAGACGAAATCATTGAAAACGAACAACTTTGGGCTGAAGAAAATCCAGATGCTGTTGAGGATGGTGCATCTTCAGGTGAAGAAGAAGCTGGACTTGGTTCTGTTGGTGTCGGTGGAGGCGGCGGTGACTTCGGTGGTGGAATGGACATGGGTGGTGACATGGGTGGTGACATGGGTGGTGACATGGGCGGTGGTGACATGGGTGGTGACGCAGGCGCATCCCCAGCAGCAGACGCAGGCGCCGCCCCAGCAGCTGACGCAGGTGGTCTTTAATATTGTGATAAAAAGATAAATAAATATACCAACAATTTAGGAATTTGAAAAATGCGTGTACAAGAACTTTTAGAATTTAATTCAATGCCAGACCCAGATGCCACATCACAGGGATTATATGACCCAAGGTTTGACGAATTGAATACTCGTCATAAAAATCAACAACGCAAACAAAAACTTACTTTGCAAAAATTAAATCGCCTCAAGAAAATTCGTGCTGTAAAGAAGCTTGAAATGATCAAACGTCAAAAACTTTATAGCGTCATTTATGGCAAACCAAAAGAAGAAGAAGGTGGTGGCGGCGGTGGTTCCCCGTTCTAAAAATCTTTTAAATTTTTAAACGTAGCATTCCTATCACGGATTTTACAAGAGATTTTAAACGTCCAAGCCTTATCAATTTTTTCTTGATCCCCCTCGACACTTTGTTCAATCATTTTGGCACGATTATCAAACTCTTGCCCCAACGCATACATGGCTTTTTCGCAGGAACGATATTCCCCCATATCCACCACCCCATTCCCCCAAAGTGCTGAAGTCACAACCAACATATAAAGCATTTCATTTCTCCTTTGGAAATTTTTTCAAGAAACGTTCAATCACTTTAGCCATCGCATCATCTGAAACCATTTTCATTGCTTCAATCGCTGGAACGAAGCAACGTTCTCTTTCATCTTGTTCTGGCCAAACATCTTTAAATTCTTTAATTTTCATCAAAAAAACAGTCAATTCTGTTGGGATTTCAATACCTTTTTTGATTTTGATGGTATCTACTTTCAAGAATGGGTCTTGTTTCATCTTCCCAATTAACCCTGCTTCTTCCCAAGCTTCATTTTTTGCGACGTGAAATTTTTTCATTCCAATTTCTGGATGACCTTTTGGGATAATCCACCGATGGGTTGTTTTGGAAGTGATGAGGGCAATATGGGGTACACCTTCCACGATTGAGAAAGGCAATGCCCCATATTGTTGTAATTTATCCTTCATTAACTGTCCCTCATTTTATTTGGTTTCCAATTTTTACTCCAGTGGCGATCTGAAGTGCAGTGGCCAATCCTGACCCACTTCCCTACAACAGACGAAAATTCATCAAAATCAAATGAACGTGTGACTCTTACCACAAATCCTTCTTGTTTTTCCAAGTCCATCGTTTTATAAAAATTTTTGACAAATTTTTCATCCCACATTCCACGCCACAACACTGGAACATGAACAATATTTAGCAGTTTGAACCATTCCAAAGTATCATCGAACGACAAACATTCATTTTTATCATTCCACATACTAAAGCCCATGAAGAACGATTCCAAATTATCATACCTGATTGAATGTTCTGCATAAAGGTTTTCGCCGCAGATTCTAAACCCTTCGGGAATATCCAACCTCAACCCAGCGTGGAAATTTTGGAGCCAAGACTGCCAAGGATGCCCATGACTATCAAGGGACCGAGCATGATAACCTTCACGATACAACGAAGAGTTTTCGCCGTCCATTTTTTCCAAGATAACGATTTCTTCACCTTCAAAAGATTTGGTGGAAGACAACATCTTATCATCACCCATGCAACCTTGCGACCATGGAAAATGGTATGTTCTTTGATATTTTACACGATGCATGATAGTGGTCCTTTCTAAATACCACCCCATTATAGCAGGAATTAATTTTATGTCAAGTGAAAAAATAACTATTTGAAAACATTCATATATTCCACCACAAAATCATATTTTTTTGCAATTGGAACTTCTTTCAAAAACTTCACCATATAAAAATATTGCAATTCAGGTACAAAAGATGACTTGAAAAAATTCACCACCCGTTCCACCTTGAACTTTAGCAGAACATCACTGGGATCAATTTCTGTCACAATATCCCTTCCGATGATGTTTTGATCATCCACAGAAAGCCCATCATAAGAGTCTACCATTCCTGTTAGGATTTGGTCTGCAGTTGGGGCACAACGTTTTTTCATATCCCACCGATGAAGATATTCCAACGATTCTGCACATTCAGCCAATTGTGTCTTTAATTTCTTTTTCATCATCCATCTCCAATGTTATAATTTATGATACCATGATATTGTAGATTGTAAAGATAATATTTTATCCATTTTTTTTTAATAAAAAGATAAATAACTTATAAATCTAATTTTTGGAGCATTACCATGAGATACACTGAGCTTTTAATATCTAAACCACAAACCCATCGTAAAATTTTGGAAAACACCACTTTTATATGCGGCAAATCTTTTATAACAGAACATCAATATAGAGTTCTTGATAAAAACACAAGAGTGTTTTTGGAAGATTGGGATAGAAATATATTTCCAGAATTCATTAATGCTGTGTTGCCTATAATAGCTCAACGCCATGGATTAAAAGAAGCCAGAAGAATTGCCATAAAATGTCAAAATGCTGGAATGAGATTAGATGAAGGTATTATTGATACTATAAAAGCTGGTGCAGCGAAAGTGGCTGATATGACTAAAAATGCTGTTAAAGCTGTTTCAGATTCTATTGATGATATTAAAAATAAAGCTAAAGAAGTATTGGGTGATTCTGGTCTTGTTAAAAAAATTGAAGCAATGTATAATATTGTCAAAACTCAAGGAAAGAAGGGGTTGAAAGCTTTATCATCATTTATTAATTTATTTGGTGTGTTGAAAAAAGCATTTACAAAATTAGCATCATTGGCTACTTCAACAAAAAATGAATCTATTTATAGGGAATATAATAGAATATTATTTGAAGAACCAGAAGAAAAGAAAAAAGAAAAACCAGAAATGTCAGCTCCTAATGTTAAAATTCCATCAAAGGCTGTTGTCGTTAAAGCCATTGATAAATTAAAATCAAAGTCTGCAACATCTATTTATAGGGTTCTTTGTGGATTTTTCGCCCCATTATCTGTTGATAAAATATTAACAAAAAATGGCATCAAATATGATACTAAATATAAAATAGCATATTCAAATTTCCCAAAATTTTTTAATGGTAAGGATAGAAAAGACCTTAAAAAAGAAATTATTGAAGATTATAATGCAACATATAATAAAGAAATAAAGAAATTCGCCAATGATAATAATCCAGAATCGTTTAGAGTATTCTCGTTTGCTGTTGACAATTATTTAACTGTTGATAGCAAAGGTAATTTGAATTTGAAAAAGAAAGCTTCTAATGATGCTGCAAAGAACAAAACAGCAGTTAAATCTGCAGTTGGTGAAAGTGTTGATGAATATAAGAAAACCATTGCTTGTGAATCTACAACAAATCATTCAATAAGAAAATTTATGAATATTATTAATGAATCATTGGTTATGGAAGCACCACCCCCTGCGACTGCAGCACAAATTAAAGCTCGAAATAAAAATCAACAAGTTGGTGCTCATAGTGGTACTGATGTTGAAGATACTGATGAAACAACTACTGATGAAAAAGGTAATAATTTTCATAAATTTAAAGGGCGTAAAAGAAGTAAAACAAGTAAAACACCTTTGTTAAACAAAGGTGTTAATGATATTATAGATGCAGAATTTACAGAAATGCCTAAAGGCAAACAAAAAAATAAAGCAGTAGCTAAAAATTCTGGACAGAATTTACCTCCAGAAGTTGTCAATAAAATTGTTGGTAATCTTATCAGTTTCACTAAAAAAGGAAATGTTGATTATGAAAAAACAGTGTCTGCTAATACAGAAATTAAAGCTGAAGCTGATTCCAATAATCAAAACGTAGCATCTGCTAATAATGTTAATAATATTAATATTTATGGTGGTGGAAGCGGAAACGGAGGTGGAAACGGAGGTGGAAACGGAGGTGGAAACGGAGGTGGAAACGGAGGTGGACAAGTATATGGTGATGATGTTTATAAAGGAAGAAATGTAAACAGTGGAACTGGTGGTGGTAATGGTGGTGGAAACGATGACCCACCAACAAATCCACCAACAGGTGATAAACCAACAGGTGAAAAAGATAAAGGTGACAAATCAGAAGCAACCCCTGCGCCAAAACCAGCAGCAGGTGGTGGTGGAAACGATGACCCACCAAACGACCCACCAACAAATCCGCCAACAGGTGATAAACCAACAGGTGAAAAAGATAAGGGAGATAAACCAGAAGCAACTCCTGCGCCACCACCAGCACCAGAAACAGATGGTGTGAATGGAACACCAAGTAATATTAAAGATTTATGTGCTCATGTTGAAGATAAATTAGGACAAAATTTATCACAAGGTGATGGTAAAATTTTCAAACAATTAATTGATAAAATTAAAAATAATAAAGAAAAAATTTTGGAAGGTCTTGGTGTTGGTATAATTGTGATGCTTGCTGGATTTGCGTCTGGTGGTATGCTCACCCCACCAATGACTGCTGTTTTGGGTGCTTGTATAAAAGGATGTTGGAGATATTATAATGGGGAAAGGGATACAGCCAAACTTTTCAAAGAATTGATTATTGGTGCATTGATTGGTGCATTATTCGGATGGGCAGGACATGAAATAGTCAATGGAATCAGTCAAATTTGGGGTGGCGCAAGTGTCCCAACAATTGATACAAATATTGGTGATGGTGATAGTGATACTTTCAAACCAGAAGAATCAGAAGATTATAGTGTCAAACCAGTTGATAAACCAGAAGATTATGTTCATAAACCAACTGATGGTGATATTAATTATCATGCAAATGGTGGTGAAAATACAGATGGTATAGTTAAAAATTATGACAATGATTTACCACCAGATTCTGGAAGGGATGCCCCACCAGCAGATAGTGGTAACGGTGAAAACAACGCCGCCGCCCCACAATATCAAACAGATTATGTGGTTAGATCAGGTGATCAAATTGGTAAAATTGCACAACATTATCATGTAACAGCAGAACAATTGGTTGCAGCAAATCCAGAATTGACAAATCCACACATGATCAAACCAGGTATGGAATTAAAAATCCCACAAGCATCAAATCCAAAAAATGTTTGGGATGGATGGACGCATGGACAAGCAGCTGCAAAACATGTTAAAGAAATTTTGACTACACCTGTTGGTGAACATGGTGGTATAAATTCAGGTTGGGGTGATGCAGATCCAGAATTTGATAAAGACCATTCGACCAGTGAACCAGATGTGGATATTGAAAGTGATAAACCAAATCCAATTCCAAAGAAAGGTTCAGTTGATATGAAACCTTTGAAAAGATAATATGAAAATAGCCCCTTAAAGGGGCTATTTTTTAACCTTTCACTCGAAGATGTTCGGGATAACGACTTTCCACAATTTCCCAGTTAACCTCTGGTACCCAAACCTTCCATCCATCATTTCGTAACGATAAAAAGGTTCGTAAATCAGTCGCAGGTGGAATTAACGATTCAGTTCGTTCAATAATATGAAGATTTTTTTCAGGAAAATATCCCCTATAATAGACAGAATCAGCCATACTACCGGTGTAATAATCTGTGGGTTCTGGCATTCCAAGGTTGGTGATTTTACTCACACAATATTCAACCCACTGGTTCGTTACTGAAGTCAACCCCAAATCCTTCAACGGGACAATTTTGATACGCTTTCCATAAACGTTTGTCGCCATTTCCATTCTGTCTTCGATGGTGTAGGGATTATCTTCGGTTCCATGTTTATCTGCACTACCAAGCCCGAGAATGACGGTTTCACAATCTTCAATCATTCGGGAAATAATGCGGGTGTGCCCTTTTGATAGGGGCTGTGTTCTCATAATCGCAAGTCCAACTTTTTTCATTGACTTATCCTCCTTTAAAATTTTCATAAAAATTGCCAATAGCTAACTTTTACAATTTATTATACCATAACCCAAAATCTTGTCAACAAAAAAGCCACCCAATGGGTAGCTTTTTGTTTTTGAAAGCAAGTTACGTGAATTTAATCACCTCCTAATCTTTATTAATCTTAAATGCTTTCAAATCATTCTTTATACTACCTTATCCAAATGCCAAAGTCAAATATTAAACTTCAGTTTTTTGGGTTGACATGCCCCCTTCACCAAAGATTTTGATATAGCGGGCAATCGCTTCTGGTGTACCTGTGGCTTTATTGTAGTTATTGGACAATTTAACTGCAGGTTCACCATCAACTTCATAGACCTTGACTACCATTGAAAATGGCCGGAACAACATATCATAGGTCACACCCATATTTGGTACAACTCTATCACCATTTGGGATACAACCCTCAAAATCATTGGTTAATTTCGTCCCCCAACCAAATGGGGTAATGATTTCACCTGAGAACTGTTCTGTCAATGACACGATAGAGCCAGTATCAAGACCATCTGAGAAAATGTTCACTTTACCCTTTGGGTCAACCCCAAATTTGGACAACCAAGCCATATAATTTCTGGCTTCGGTTGCAGGATCACCAGAGTCTTGGCGTTGTCCCTTCCAAGTCGTGGCAATTTTTTTGGCAAATTCTTCTGGCATATTTCGGAAGAACTGTTCAGACCCATAAGTGTCTGGAAGCATGACCCGAAGACCTTCCCCATACATTTCTTCCCACTGAGTCAATACCTTATACTGTGCCTGAACTTTTTTGGAATCGTCCTTTTCCAATGCAACGATTGTGCAGACCAATTCATGGGCATTTGTCCCAATTGGTACCAAATCCTGATTGAAGGCGAAGTAGGTATTTGAAGTACCTACGAATTGGTCACCAAGAATTTCTTTAGCCATTTTGATAGCCTGTTGTTGCCAAAGGAAACTGTGACGACGACGCTGCCCAAAATCTGCGACCTTGGCTTTAGGTGCAAACTTTTTAATCGCTACCAATTTGTCATAAAGCTTTTTGGTAGCATTGGCATAAATTACACTAATTTCAGTGTCATTCATGTGGGACAATAGTTCACGATAGAACAATTCAGAGATGATCGCCAACGCAATGGTTTCCCAAAACGTCACAATTTCCCATGGACCTTTGAAGGTTAGAATATACTGTTCACCATCGGGAGTCTTGCGAAGGTCATAATCGCCAAGATGAACATTGCTCAAAAATTCCAAATATTCATCGGAGAACATATTCTTACCATATAGGTCCATACCACGAAGGTAGTATAGGTCGGTTTTACGCATACGAAGCGTCCGAACATGGTCAAGCTGTTCACGAAGTTTGTGTTCAGGGATGATACGGGCAAGAGGAATATGCTTATCACGATTGATAAGCTTGAAAGTCACTTCAGTCCCTCGATAATTTTTCCAAATGAATTGGCACATTGTTAGCTTATAAAAATCGATGTCAAGTAGTGAACGAACAATGAAATCTGTGCCTTGATGGCGAATCTGGGTTGTGAAATCGGTCATGATATTTTACCTCACTTAATATGGGTTAAATTTAATTTTTTATGTAACTCCCATATGGGAATTCATAATATCAATATACAGGAAAAATGATATAAAGTCAACTAATTTATTTAAAACTCCACACTTTTTATAATTTTAAAAATGATAAATAAAAAGAAAAAGGAGATGGTTATGAGATATGTGATAGTTGATGAACAAAATATGGTTATTAGTGTTGCAAATTATGCTACTGTGCCAAAGATGTTTGTGCAAAATGATAAAGCTACTATTGGTGATATATGGGAAAATGGTGTTTTAATACCAAATATGGTTCTTTCAAAAGAACAACAGATTGAACATTTGGTAACAGAGGCTAAAGAATCGCTTGCTAAAAGTGACATAACACTATTGCGTTGTCTTGAAGCAGGTTTTCCAATACCTCCAGAATGGACCAAATACCGCCATGACCTGCGTGTTATTATACAAACAGGTCAAGGCGATTTACCAGAACATCCTGAATATCCTTTTGGAACTTAAATCCTCCACCCATTAATGATTGGGTATCTGCGATCTTTGTTTAAAAGTTTTCCACTGATTTTCACACCAGGAGGACTTTGGCGACGTTTGTATTCAGCGTTGAACACCATCCTCCCAATTTTTTCAACCAATGCTAATGGAATTTTATCTGTGACAACCAATTCTTTTGGTTGTTCCAAATCTACCAATTGCCCCAAAATATAATCAAGAGTGTCATAATCAGGGAGACTATCGGTATCTTTCTGGTCAGGACGCAATTCAGCACTTGGTGGTTTGGTGATGATATTCATTGGAATAACATTTAGTTTTTTATTCAAACAAATATCGGTGAAATTATTATTCCTCCATCTGCAGATTTCAAAAACAAGGGTTTTGAACAAATCCTTTAACGGATTCCACCCACCGGAAACGTCACCATAGAGAGTACCATATCCACAAAGCCCTTCAGAACGATTTGAAGTGCTTAGGAGCATTAGTCCCAATTTGTTTGAAAACGCCATTAATTTGATCATTCTAACCCGAGCTTGAACATTTTCTTCTGTAACATCAAAAGAATTTTTCCCTGCATCATTAAACGCCCTAATCAACACCTCATCATCCATAAGAGCATCAACAGATTTTTGGATATTAACTGTTTTCAATTTTGCACCGAGATTGTTAGCCAATTCTTCTGCATCATCGAGGGAGTGTTGGGACGAGAATTGGGAAGGCAATCTGACACAAAGGAGTTTATCAGCCCCGACTGCATCTGCCGCGATGGTAGCCACCAACGCAGAGTCGATGCCCCCTGAAAGCCCAAGTACGCACCCATTAAAAACGCCAGTCTTGTTGAAATAATCCCTTGTCCCGAGAACGAGGGCATTATAGATTTCAGCAAGCCTGTCTTCATTTTTCACCCAAGGCGTTCCCATAATAGCAAAGTTATTATCACTGACTAAGTTGAAATCGTGAATTTTGATTTCTTCTTTGAACCGTTCACCTTGCCAAACGATATTGGTATTTTTATTGACGATGAAAGAACTACCATCAAAGACCAGTTCATCTTGTCCACCAATTTGGTTAACATAGACGCAGGTTAGACCAGTTTCTTCCACACGATCTTTGACGACTTGGTAGCGAATTCGTTGTTTATCTCGTTCAAAAGGTGACCCATTAATGGAGATTAGAATCTGTGCCCCATTTTCTTTTAGGGTATTGGAAACACGATTGAACCAAGTATCTTCGCAGATCAACACACCGAGTTTAAACCCTTTGAAGGTTAGTGGCTTGACATTGGTTAAATCGTTACTATCGAAGTTTCTTTTTTCATCGAATACCCCATAGTTTGGTAGTTCAAATTTAGCAGCACACTGGATAGTATTTTTCTCCATTAGGATGGCGGCATTATAAATTTTATTTTTTTCTTTATCAAATAATGGTGAACCGATAATCAACCCCACCCCATCCATGATTTTGGTTTGGAGTAGGTTCAAAGTGGTTCCAACGTCTTCGAGAAAATCTTTATTGCGGGTCAAATCTTCCAATGGGTATCCTGTTAGGGAGCATTCGCTGGTGACTACCAATTCTGCGCCATTCAAAGCTGCTTGATTATAGGCTGCGAGAATTTTCTCCATATTACCCATAAGATCACCTACTTTTGGGTTAATCTGAACTGTTGCGATTTTTAGGGAATTTTTCATAATTGTTACCTCACTAAAAAATGGGTTAAATTTATTTTGATGGTGTGACTTTCATCCACCATTCAATGATTATGGTACCTGAAAATTATACAAAAGTCAATGAAAAAATTT